CTTTCTTGCACATACTGCTGTGAAGGATGGAATCCAATATTCCTATCATTCACATTAGTCAGTTTGAAGCAATCGTGAAGACCGTAATTATCTACGCTGTCATACGGAGGAGGAATCATGAAGTCAAATCCACGATGAGCAGCGATGCCACGAAGAGCGGCATACTGAAACATCTGATTTCCTAGACGACCATTGTTTCCAAGTCCATTATATCCAATACTCATTTTGTATACTCCCTTTTCATGTCATTGAAAACTTTTTGAATTCCATCTTGAATGTTTGTTTTCGGCATCCACCAACCAGTAATGTAAGTGTCTGCCTCATTCTTTTTATTCTGTTGTACAGTATCCTTTGCCTCTGCTGGTTTGAAGATGACTTGCTTTCCTGCAATATTAAAGAGACCAGTAATAATACCAGCAATCTCTTTGATGGTTGTAGTCCTAAAAGATGTGATGTGAAGAGGATCATCAACTTTGAAATCACTGAATGAATTCATCACTTCTTCTAGTGCCTCACAACAATCCTCAGCATACAAGAACTGACGTTCCTCTGTGCCATCAGTTAACATTTCAACAGTTCCACCGCTCTCAACTTCAAATCCTTTACGAATGAAATCTGTGATGACATGAGATTTCTCTTCGTCATGCTCAATGCCGTATACGTTCCAGAACTTTACGGTCAATCCTTTGAGTGACTTGGTATAAAGTTCTCCTACACGCTTGAGTACACCATAGGGAGAGTAACTCATGTTACTCATCTGGGATGATGCAAAAACAAATGGTCTTTTATATTTTTCAAGAAGACTAAAAGTTTGTGCCATCAACCTAGTATTGTTATTGATGAAATCAAATGTGTGCTGGTACTTGGCAAGATAACGTGAACCACCCACATCAAATGCCAAGAAGAACACAAAGTCACTATCCTGAATCTTTTTTTCAAGAATCTGGTTAGGAAAATACGTCAGGTCTTCAAGAGGTGATCTGACAATATCAAACTCATATACCTTGTAACCTTTGTCACGAAGATAAGTGGTCAAGTAGGCACCGATCTGCCCACTTGATCCAAGAATAGTTACAGTTTTCATTTCTTAGCAGCAATTTGTTCAGAGATCCATGCGTAAGTTTTAGCAATACCTTCTTCCAGAGTCATGCCATAATCCCACTGAAGTTTTTCACGAATGAGATCGTTGTTTGAGTTACGACCACGCACACCCAAAGGACCATCAACGTGTTCAATGTTGATTGTCTTGCCTGCCACCTTAGCAACAGTTTCTACCAGGCGATTGATACTAACCATTTCTTCAGAACCAATGTTCACAGGACCAAGGAAATCGGACTCCATAAGACGACGGGTTGCTTCAACACACTCATCAATATAAAGGAATGAACGTGTCTGCTCACCATCACCCCATACTTCAATGGTGCCACCATCCTCAGCATATGCAACCTTACGGCACATAGCAGCAGGAGACTTCTCCTTACCACCTTCCCAGGTGCTATCAGGACCGTAGATGTTATGGAAGCGAGCAATCCTAACAGGAATGCCATGGTTACGATTGAACGTCAGATACAGACGCTCAGAGAACAGTTTCTCCCAACCATACTCAGAGTCAGGACCAGCAGGATATGCATCAGACTCTTTCAGTCCAGGATTATCCACATCCATCTGAGCATATTCAGGGTACATGCAAGCAGATGAAGAGTAGAATATTTTAGTTTTATTAGTTTCTTTTCTATTATTAAGTTCAAATTGTGCTCTCAAAATATTGAGATTGATCATGGCAGAATTATACATTACCTCTGCATCATTTTCACCACTAAAGATATAACCAGCGCCGCCCATGTCAGCAGCATACTGGTAAATCTCATCAAATGGTTGTTGAAAATTTTCAGGCACTTGATGATAAAAATTACCTTGTTCTCCAGAGTAACGAACTACTCTTTCTACGAACTTTTGATCAGTGAGATTGCCCAGAATAAATTCATCGGCAGATGATTGAGAATATTCTGGATATTTGATATCAACACCACGTACCCAATATCCTTCTTCTTTCAGTCGGCGGACCATGTGACTACCGATGAATCCACCAGCGCCACAAACAAGTGCAGTTTTAGTCATTGTTTTCTACGAAATCTTCAATAGTTTTTCTAATTCTAGCATGAAAGTCCCAATATTGCTTGGATCTTTCATAATTTTCAGTAATAATTTCTGTATGATCAAAATAAAATCTTTGAGATATATTGTCAAGTATATCCTTGAGTTCTTCAATAGTATTGAAAATAATCATACCATCGGTATCAAAATATTCTCCGATGTTTGGAGCACCCCAGTAAATTGGAATAGTTCTAGAAGCGAAACAATCAATAAGTTTTTCTGTTATCCAATTGTTTCGTTGTTCGTTTTCTACAACTATATGATATTTAGCTTCCTCAAAGAGGAAGTTCTTGTTCGGCACTCGCGGTGGTGACTTATGTTTAATGATTGACATTCCATTTAGATCTTCAGCATCCTCAAGACCTGCCCAGATTTGTTGGCGAAGTTGATGTCCTGGTGCCCATCCCTTATCACTTGTTATAAAAGATACAACATCCCTTTTCTTCAATTCAAAAGTATCAAAGTCAATCCAACACGTTCCAAATAAAAACTTTTGGGCATTGGGGAGATCAAGGAGATCCTCATTCCAAGTCAGAATAAGATCAAAATTTTCGGCACGATTGCGAATATCATCAACAATATTAATGATAGAAGGTGGTTCAATCTGAACCATCACATTCACATCGCAATTAGGATCATAAACTAAAGAATCATATGCAATATGAACCTTCTTTTTATACTGACCCTCAGATGAAAGAGTGCCAGTTGTTTTTACGTCAAACATAATCACCAAGCAATTGATTTATGTATGTTGTAGCATCTTCTAGATAATCAAAATGAACTCCGATCATTTTTAGAACAGGATGCTCATGAATGTACGGATCATCAGAAACTATGACAACTGGAGTTTGGTGCGAATATGCCCAGGCAACTTCACAAATAGTTCCATAGGAACATCTCCTATCACTAATACATTTTGGAAGATATGCAAGAACAACATCACATGTTTTGATGTCCATGTAATTTTGTGTGATTACAGCAGATGGATCTAATAGTTCCATTCTGGTAGGTGAAATTCCCCTTACCCCATCAAATAATAGATCTTTTGCTTCATTTCTCCAAATAAAAATTTCTTCATCTGTACATCCCTCAATTGGTCCTGCAAGATAAACTGTGGGAACTTTTTTCATGACGATACTTGTTCAAGAATCTGAAGAAGACGATCTACTTTTTTATGAGTAACAAATTGACTGTTACCAACATAAAGACCATTGCGATGAAGAATTTCTACATTTGGATTTTCTCTTTGTGTGCAAAGTTCATATTTTTTAAATGCTGGATGCCTCAAAAGATTGCCACTGATAATTGGACGATACTCAATTTGATTATTAGTCAAAACTTTTTTCAGCACCTTGATAGTGCTTTCATCATTTGCAATAACTGGGAAAGAGAAACTACTATTACCTTTTTGATAGTGGGGAAGTTTGTATCCCGAAGTATGCACTAAACCAGTGTGAAATTTTTTGTAATTACTTCTACGAATTTCAATATTTCTATCAAGTCTCTTCAATTGAGATAAACCAAGCACAGCACAAACTTCATGATTACGGAAGTTATATCCATCAGTCACAAACAAAAACATTTTATCAATTTCTGGATTTTGTTCTGCATACTTCTTAAAGATATGAGGAGAAGCTTCTCTTGCCATACCATGACTACGCTTGAGACGCATCAGTTCATACAATTCAGTATCATTGGTGCATACAACTCCACCTTCAATAGTAGTCATATGATGACCAAAATAGAAACTAAAAGTAGAACCAGTAGATTTTATTCCTCTCTTTTCTCCATCAGGTCCACATACTCCATGAGATTCGCAAACGTCTTCTAAAATGATTGCATTTGGAAAGATCTCACGAACTTTTTCAACGTTGGAAGACAGACCAATCAAGTGTGTAATAAAAACAACCTTGATATCTGGATACTGAGTCGCAACATACTCTAGTTCTTTTTCATCAAAAGAAAAGTTCCCCAAGTTAATATCACAAAAGATTGGTTGTAGTCCTGCCTGAAACACTGGAGCAACATTAGTCATCCAAGTAGTTGCAGGAACGAGAACTTTATCACCATCTTTCAAATCATATTTTTCCTTTACAGCAGCAATCAATAGAGAGTTAGCAGTGCTGCCACTAGAAACATACAGTGAATGCTTTACTCCCAACCAATTTGACCAGGCAGATTCAAACTCACGAACCTTTGGACCATTAGTGAGTCTGCTACTTGTCAACAAAAATGTTGCCATTTTCATACGATCACTCAATGTAATCGTGTCTTCCATCAAGGGCCAATACATTACTTTACCTCCAACTTAAAATATTCATATGCAAGACGAAGACCTTCATCTAATGATGTTTTTGGTTGCCAACCAAGTTCTCTTAGTTTAGTTGTATCTAAAAGACGTTGTTTCATACCTTCAGGTTTACTCAAATCCCAAGATATTTTTCCCTTATATTCTATCACATCTACAATGTGTGCTACTAATTCTTTGATGGAAATATCTTTCCCAACTCCCACATTGATAATTTCATTATTATTATATGATTTCATCAAAAAGATAAGAGCATCTGCAAGATCTTCAACAAAGATAAATTCTCTCCTTGCAGAACCAGATCCCCAACATACAACTTCTTTTTGATTCTTAATTTTTGCATCATGAAATCTATGAATCAAACCAGCGATCACGTGACTTGATTCTGGATCATAGTTATCTCTAGGACCATAAACATTTGAAGGTTGAACCGAAATAAAATTACACCCATATTGTTTTCTGTATGCCTGACACAATTTGATGCCAGCAATTTTTGCTAGAGAATATGTTTCATTCGTTGGTTCAAGATATCCAGAAAGAAGATATTCTTCTTTAATTGGTTGCGGACAGTCTTTAGGATAGATGCACGCCGACCCCAAGAACATTAGTTTTTTTACATTTACAGTATGAGCATAATGAATGATGTTGTTTTGAATCTTTATGTTATCTTCAAGAAATTGAACTGGATGATCAATGTTATCTTTAATTCCACCACACTTTGCAGCTGCTAAGAAAACATAGTCTGGTCTTTCTGTTCTAAAGAAAATCTTTACCGCATTTTCATCTGTAAGATCTAGTTCTTTTCTTGTTTTTAGGATAAGATTTTTATATCCTTGTTGCCTCAACCCTCTTACGATTGCAGATCCAACAAGTCCATTGTGTCCTGCAATATAAATTTTATCATTCGTATGCATACTTACTGAATCCTCCTGCGGCAAGATGTTCATCTCTTAGAGCAAATTCAAGATCCTTTTTGACCATCTCTTCTATCATTTGATCAACAGTGATCTCAGGTTTCCATCCAAGTTCTTCACGTGCTTTGGTGGAATCTCCAAGAAGTGTTTCAACTTCTGCATCACGAAAGTATCTTGGACTAACTGTAATTACGGTATTTCCAGTTACTGTATCCACACCAATTTCATCCAAACCTTCTCCTCTCCATTCAATATTCATGCCCAGAATTTTAGCAGTTCGTTCACAAAATTCACGAACAGTAATTTGTTGCATGGTAGAAATTACATAATCATCTGGATGATCTTGTTGGAGCATCAACCACATTGCACGAACATAATCTTTAGCATGTCCCCAATCCCGTTTAGCATCTAGATTACCCAGTTTCAAAGTTTTGAGCAATCCAAGTTTTACACGGGCAAGGTCACGAGTAATCTTACGAGTTACAAATGTTTCTCCACGACGAGGTGACTCGTGATTAAACAGAATCCCAGAACAAGCATATATTCCATAAGACTCACGGTAGTTCTTAGTAATCCAATGAGCATACAGTTTAGCAACACCATATGGTGAACGAGGATAAAATGGAGTTGTTTCTTTCTGAGGATTTTCCTGAACTAAACCAAACATTTCTGAAGTAGATGCTTGATAGAAGCGAATCTTTTCTCCTAATCCAAGAATACGAATTGCTTCAAGAATACGAAGAGTCCCCAGAGCATCACTGTTTGCAGTGTACTCTGGGGTTTCAAATGAAACTTTCACATGACTTTGAGCACCAAGATTATAAATCTCATCAGGTTGAACCATCTGAATGATTCGGATGAGGTTTGTGGAGTCAGTTAGATCACCATAATGCATGGTGAAGTTTTTATTATTGTTGAAGATATGATTGACACGATCGGTATTGAAAGAAGAACTTCTTCTCTTGATACCATGAACTTCATACCCCATAGAGAGAAGGAGTTCGGCAAGATAAGATCCATCTTGTCCTGTGACTCCAGTAATCAATGCACGTTTCATAGAATTAATCTCACGTCTTCGCTGTTACCTAATCGGTTGTAATTTGTACCTTCTGGAATTAACCCATTATCACCAATTCTAGCACAATATCCATGAACGTAATCAGTGCCATCATCTGCTGTTCCCATATTACAATAGATATTGTCTTCATCAAAGAAAAGATCATCAATATTTTCAATGGTCCTTACACTTTGACCTTTGCCATAACCAATACCAGTGTTTAGATTACTCTTTTCAAAGTGAGCAAATCCATCATTCTTATACTTACCAGGATCAAGATCAAAAACTTTATAGTGAAAGTATGTAGGAATAATATTAGATTTTGTATTATGTGATACTGGTTCAATTCTTCCTGCTACTGGATTTTCACTAGGAATTTGATGAGTCCAATATTCATCGCCAGTGTACTTGAACATTCTTGGTTCAAAACATGTCTTGGTATTATCTCGGAACCAATAATGTTTGAATACTTCAGTTGGGTTATAATTATTTTCTTTGATACTTTTATCATATTCTTCTCTTTCCGATGGGTGAGGAAGAACATTAAGTTGATTCCATGAAATCACATTTGCCCATGGTTCCACAAGTTCAACTACTTTACGTGGATCATGGTATACCCACTCGTCTGCCATGAAACATCCTACCCACTCCCCAAGTTCAATGTGTGGTTTCAAATTATTAAAAGCCGCCTCACGAAGATACTGTTCGTGAAACGGCTTATCGGCAGGGTCTTTGGTATAGAGGATATCGTATTGTTTACAGAGATTCTCTGTAAAGTCACCATCAGATCCATCAACAACTGAGATAGTATCAAAGACGTTGATGTGCTTTTTGATCCAATGCTCAATGATCAAATCATCATTGCGCGTCATTACAATACAATGTACTTTTTGCATCTTATACTCAAGAAACTAATATGCTCGCCACTTGGTTTTTGACTAGAACCAAGAAACTAGGCGGAGAAAGAATTCCCCATCCGCACCACCAATTTTTGAGAAAAATTGGAAACTATTTAACAATCAGTAATTGAATTAGTTTTGGAACTTCTATCGCGGCATAAAACCCACATAAAAAAAGAATGTCCCAAAACTTATATTTGATTGCAAAAGGAACAACAAATATGTTTCCTATACATTTTACAAATAATCCAATCTTCATATCTCCCCAGAGCAGAAAAAAGTATCCTGCTAGGAGAAGAAAGTTACCAATGTATCGAAATACATTAGACTTTGCCATAAGGGGGGTTCTCCCGACCAGTGCTGTTATAGACCATCCGTGTCTTTGGGTCATTGACTCCACCACCTAGTTTGCCAAACTAGGAAATCAGACGCGCCACTTATTTTGAAAAAATAAGAAATCAAACTTTTGATTTTACGGATTGATACCAACCCCAAAGTTCTTCAAACTTAGCAGCTAAATCTGCAGGAACAGAAGCACCACCACAGGGAGCATGTGCTTTTTCTTCAAGAGATTGTAGTCTCTTTTCAATTTCAGATGTGAACGATCCAGTTGTTGACTTTGAAGTTACCATTGGTGAATTGAAAATCTTCTGTGTTATTTATTATGTCCAATGCCTATAGGCACCGACTTCAGGATCTGGATCCAACCACTTTGTATATTCAAAATCTTCAATGGCAGTCAAAATTTGCATTTGATTGTCACACAGATACATGTCAGAATAACGTTTTGACCATTCATTGAACTTTTGAATTCTGTAATCTGGGAACCCATTTTCCAGAGTTCCTGTGCTCACATAGCGGTATGGGTGCCGCTCCATAAGAACATTTGGTTTCATCGAGCAACCTTCTTCAGATCATTTGCAAGACATTCTACCACTGTGGCATAGTCTTCGTTGGGATCGTCATAGAACTTTACACCCTCATTTGCGTAATAACGAACAATTTTTTTATAAAGTTTGGGGTTTTTAAGATCAAGAAAAACGGATCCTTCAACAGCTTCTTCAAGAATAGGAAGGTACTTTTGAAACTTTTCTGAAATAGACATTGGACTTTGTGTTTACCCAGTCATTTTAGGACAATTTGGAGTTGCTGTCAACTCCAATGCTGGTTGTGAGGATCGAACTCACCTGTATCCGATTATGAGTCGGGCGCTTTCACCAGATAGCTAAACCAGCAAACACTAGACTAGAATTTGATCTCTTCAATATCGATCGGTATTCCTTTATTGTTTACTGGTTCATGTAAGTTATGTTTATTTTGGTCAAAATCTGTGAAAGAAAACGTTTCTCCAGCTTGCATTCTTTCTAGGTAATGTTCATGATTAGATCTGAATTCATCAATTGTGATTTGATTTTTTGGTAACGACATTTGAGTTTTAGTTACTTGTTTTATATATCGGGCATATAGGATTTGAACCTATGACCTTTCCGCCCCAAACGGAACGCGCTACCAAACTGCGCTAATGCCCGAAGAAATATGCTTTTTATAAAAAAGCAACGGAGAGTGGGCGAGTCGAACGCCCAAGGGCTTTAACACCTCAACTGTTTTCAAGACAGGTTCCGTCGCCAATCGGATTGACTCTCCAAGATTGTTAGCAGTCCCGCATGTATCTTACGATGACATGGAGCACATAGCATAACACACTTCTCAACTTCAGTCAAGATTGTGTCCCATTTGTATCCTTTTGCAGCTAACTGAGATACTTCTTTTGATTTAGTTGTTTTGTCCAAATGATGAAAATCAAAACAACATGGTGGATGATACTCACCACACAATTCGCAACAACCTTTTTCTAATTTTAGTTGATTTAGTTTTTCAACCATCAACTTTTTGTGGTTTTGTTCTCGTTGGTATTTTACCTTTTTAAACTCACTAGATTGTTTTTCAGCCCAGAGTCGCTGCGCTTCTCTTTGCTTTTTTATATCCTTGTATGGCATAATTATTTATGGTTCTAATTTATTTAGAAAAATTAGAACTTCAACCACTCGACCACCTTTCCATTATCCTTTTGTTTTGAGGCAAGCATAGGATCTCCGTGGGACCTTATGCTTGAAGTTCTCTTGCATATCATACACCAATTCAAAGTTCTCTGTCAAGAGATAGTATCCCGTGATGTCTACACCATTATCTAACCAACCATAACTAATCAATTTCTCATTCACGTCTTGTTCATTGATTGTTTTATCTGTATTGAGATAATGATTGAATCGTTGGTGAAGGTTAATCATCTTTCTTCAAAGTAAAGTTTACGAACTTTGCGTTTCCGTCTGTTCTCTTGAAATTCTAAATCCTTATTTGTCAGGATTCCATGATTATTTACCTTCTTTTCGGAATTTAGCAATAGAACTTTACTTAAGTCAACCGCAGAGATTTTATCCTCCCTCACGGTTGTCATGTTCGGGCATCCGCAGCACTGTGTTTTGTTCGTGCTCGACAACTCTTTGTTGCAAACTTTGCATCTGACTGATAACATTTTTTAGCATCCCTTTAATTTCATCAAGTTCTTCATGTATATCTTGGTGATGAAACCTCAATGGTTTCTGTATAAGTTTTTTAAATTTTTTGTCTTTCATTCTTTCAAAAATGATCTGAGCATCCAAACATTTTTACCATGAGATTCTACCAGATCTTGAAGTAAATTGGAAGTAGAGCGTTGCTTATTATTTTCTGCTGCTTCAATTGCTTCTGTAAAGACCTCAATCAGTTTTTGGTTGTCTTTATACAGTTGAGCAACCATGGTTCTATCAGACGCTCCAGAAGTAGCTTCAGGAATTTCTGATGTATCAGCAACCATGGAAATTGGTGCGACTGCTTTCATTCTCAAGTACCTCATATGTTCAGTGAGTCTATCAATTTCTTCAATCATAGTCTCATATTGATTTCCAAATGCTTCATGCAATTGAAAGAACTCACTACCCACAACATTCCAGTGATATACCCAAGTCTTTTGCATCAAGCAAAATAATGTTGTCTGTGCTTTATGAAGCACTTCATATAAAGTTTCCATTATAGTTTTTGATTTATTTATGGGAGATACTGGGATCGAACCAGTGACCTAATCCTTGTAAGGGATCCGCGCTACCGCTGTGCTAATCTCCCGTTGTCCTCTGTCTAGGAATCGAACCTAGTATCCAAGTGCATTGTCTGCCTGTCCTTACCAATAGACTACCAGAGGTTGTGGTTTCCAATAGCCGTTCTTATCTCCCATAAGGAAGATGTAGGTATCGAACCTACAAAGGACAGTCCCTAACGGAACCGCTGGGAATTCCACCCAGAACCACATTTTAAGAACCCAAAGGTTCAGAGCGGGTAACCGGAATCGAACCGGTGACTCCAACTTGGAAGGATGGCATTTTACCCCTAAACTATACCCGCAAAGTAAGAGTTCCTGCGTGAACTCTCCTATGACAATTAGAACATAAACAAACACATTTGTCAAGTTCTTCTTGTATTTTTTGCAAAGAATAATTACTTTGCATCATTTGAGAAATTCCTTTATCTTTTTGAGATTCATCTAAATGGTGAAAATCAATAACAATAGGGTCACTCTCACCACATACAATACAAGGAATCATTTTATCTAGAACAAAACTTTTATTTCGTTCTCTACGCAACTTAGATTGCTCTGACAATCTTTGTTTTGTTTCTGGTCTTTGATAATATTCGTTACGATATCTCTTTTCCCAGTTTTTATAGTCCTCTTTGTTTTTATATGGCATAATCTTAAGGTATAATATATTTATTTATTATATCATACCTTTTGATATAAGACAATCATAAACCATTTAGGTTTGATTGTCAAGTGCTCCAGAGAAGATTTGAACTTCCACGCTTTTTAGGGCGGCGGATTCTAAGTCCGCTGTGTCTACCGTTCCACCACTGAAGCAACAGGCTCACTTGGAATCGAACCAAGAACACAATCTTAGAAGGATCGGGTTATATCCATTTAACTATGAGCCCTCAACTCACCTATTATATCAGTCCTTAGGGCAGGTGTCAACCCAAGGAGCACAGATTCTCATGGGAGGTGCTAACGATTTACATTCATTAGTATAGCACACAGTCTCGTCATTTTGTTCTTCCACATATTTTGGTTGATATTTTCGGGTATAATCGGAAATAATCCGATCATACTCTGGTGTTACATTATTGATTGCTTTATCAACATCTCTTTGAATTCTACGATTCAGTTTATCAGGATCTTTAAGTATAAACTCATTCAACATAGTTTGTGGAAAATACTTTCTTTGAATCTCATCAAACAAATCCCAAAGATTGTTCTCATGAATTCCGGTACACTGCGAAAGAACTGCAATAATAGAAGATAATACGACTCCTACAATTGCGTATTGTTTTATATCGGGTTTTTTCTTTCCGAAATTAAACATAAAAAAGGGGAGGTCTGCAGCACTCCCCAATATTTAGTATTCAATTAGACCCTTGAATAACAGACGCTAGTAACGCCTTGACCTGGGTGAGCAATAGAAGAGAACGCACCATAAGACAAGTCAAGGTCTCTCCCACCAACGTAGGGACCGCGATCATTTACACGCACAATTACTGACTTACCATTTCGTTGATTTGTAACTCTCAATCTGGTTCCAAAAGGAAGCCATTTATGTGCTACTGATTTTCCATAAGCGTTATATCTTTCACCATTTGCAGTTGTCTGCCCATGATATCCATCACCGACTCCATAATGTGATGCGAGGGAACATCCGCTCGCTGCCTTTGCCTGAAGGGGTGCTAGTCCTGCAGCGGCAATGGCGAGAATTGAAAGTGATTTGAAAAGCATTAAATTCGATTGAACTCTACATCCGTATAGGAAAAGCGCACTTCCCTCTTCTCAGAGGGCAGATCCCACGGCTCTAAGACACGTCAAGGACTAATGACGAAAATTCATTATAAGTGAGTATTTAGGGGTTTGTCAAGACCCCCTCCAAATAAATAGACCTGTCAGCAAGAAGCAAGATGAAAAATCTAAAGCTACTTGATAAACTCATTGTCACTCTTGTAATAGGAACACTAGGATACGTTGGTATTACTTTTGCAAACTGCAATTTTATGGTTCCAGGTTCCATGGAAAGAGCAGATGCTTTAGGTGGATTAGTAAATCCTCCACCCTTAGACTGCAAAGAGTCTGAGAGTAGAGGATATAATGCGTTATTTACTTTGTTTACTGCTCTACTTGGACTAAAAGCAAAGATGGATGATTAACTTATCCAAAGTTTACCCTCTGCCTTTCTTCTTCTGAGCAATCCTGCCTCTACACTGCTACCAGGATTGCGATACATCTCTAATGTTTTTGGGATTGCTGCCCAATTTTTCTCACGCAAATTGCGAGAAATAGTATTGAAATTGCTTGAATTGTAAAAGCGAGCACCGAGATTGTAAGCAAATGATAAAAGTGCTCCTCGTTGATTGTCATTCATTTCACTCCAGTAAGGTATCTTAGACAGGGCAGGAATAAACTCCCGCTTGATTTGACTGATGAGCAAATCATCAGCAACCTTTTGTGAAATCTTATCACCAAGTTTGAATGGTTTGCCGTTGAAGTCTCTGGTGCTTCCCCAACCTATGGTGATGGGAAGATTTCCTGTAAATGGGTCTGGGTATGCTGAAAGATGGCATCCTTCAAACTCTTTGATCAGCTCCAGTCCCTTTACGGGAATACCGTCAAGAGTGGAGCTTACGCCTTTTTTGCATCAAAGATTCTACCCCATCCATCATTGCCAGCTGGGCACCATCTACGTGCCAACACACTACGCTTATACACTGCACCCTTACCGTTGCTTACGGCACTGGTGTAACCGTCATTGAGACTACCATAGGGGTCGTTAACAATGTAATCACCTGATGGCGTTTTGCCAATGACAACTAACATATGTCCTCCTGTCGGATTAGATAGAGTGCCCCTATGAAGAATGCCAATAACAACAGGTCTGCCAGCGGCAAGCTCTCTATCAAGATCAGCAAAAGTAAGGGAATAACTGAAACTTGACTTAATTCCATAAGACGCAAGAGCACGAGTTTGAACCAAGTGATCTGTGGTATCCCCGATTGAAAAGACTTTTTGAACATAAGCGTCGTCGCCTTTTGCTCCTTTGAGTGTGCCTGGTTTGAAGTATTCTAACACCATGGCACAGGCAGATGAATTACAGGTGCGATTAGCATCTCTATAATTGTCTGTCTGTGGAAAGAAAGGCACATCAAGAATATTTGATTTTGGTTTGTTTGGTTGACTTCTATATGTCACAACCCACCCAGAAGAATCTTCCATTTCTTCTGGTGCTTTTTTATTAAGAGCATCCTCAAAATATCTAACAGCTTCTACATGCTTTGGATTGTTTTCGTCGTAATGTTTAAAAAAGTTATGAAGATCAATTCGTGCCATCTTTGTCTCCGAATAGTTGAATGTAATACTCTGCGTCCACTACAACCAATGGTTTCTTTCCGTTCTTTTTCATCACAACGATAGGTTCGTAATCACCACAGTTGGCAGATGCTTGCTCATAGGCATCCCAGATATTTAGTTTTTCAACATTCTTACATTCAATACTATGGGGAAACTTTGACCTGGCTGCTCTAGCCATAATAAGGTCTTCACCGCCTGCTCCCATGCTACGAGACTCAATGTCTTCTGGATGAATATGAAGACACTCTACCAGTTTATCTCTTACCCACTGCTGAAGGCGGCGACCTTTTGCTTTTGCTGATTGTGGGCGCATAATAAAATACCTCCAAGATGGAGGTATTTATTTACTCTCTATATTCTTCAAGAATGTCAAGAACCTGATTCAAGTACTTGTGGGCAAGTTCTTTATCATGCTCAGATCTGTGTTCTTCGTATAAACTATTTTTTAATTTTAGAACCCTAATTTTCATCTCCTGTTTTGAAAGAAAATTTCTAGGCATTGATCACTCTCGAACAAAATGTTTCTTGTATTCGTTGTGCATTGCACCAAGAGCCCAAGCATCTGTTAGAGACTTAGGTCCTTCTGTTAGAAGTTGAATTTGTTTTTCAGATAAAGTAGCACCTTTCCATGAAAGGTACACTTCAGTCCAGATGTCTTTTGATGCATTTTCGATTAACATGATTCTCCTATAGTTGAAATCCTGTAAAGGTGTTTTTTGTAACATCTTGTTTGATACCACCTACAATATATGATTCCACTTCTGTTTCTTGAGGGGCAACTTGGAGTCCTTTTGAAGAAATCCAATGCTGTGTCCAAGGAAGTGGATTATTCTTTGCAGCAATATCATACTTTGGTTTTAGACCAATTGCCTTGAGGCGGCGGTTTGCAATCCATTCAACGTATTGATGTAGAAGTTTGTCGTTCAACCCAATCATACTACCATCTTTGAACAAGTATTGTGCCCAACGTTTTTCTTCGTTTACGGCACGATCAAATAGAGCATACAACCACTCTTGTTCTTCTTCAAAGATCTGCTTCATTTCAGGGTCATCACCCTCTGCCCACTTATTAATAATATTTTGAGTGAGAACTAGATGTTGGTTTTCATCCCTGGCGATAAGGGATATAATTTTAGCAGATCCTTCCATGAGTTTGAGTTCACCAAAGGCAAAAGAACATGCAAATGACACATAAAATCTTATACCTTCTAATACATTCACATTGGCAATTGCCCTGAATAGTTTGCGTTTGAGTTCAAACTTAGTGAATCGTGCGGAATCGACACCCTCATTTGCATGAATCCAAGCATTTGAAGAGTCATAAAGATGTGCCTCATTGATGAAGTCATTATAGGATTCCGTCACACTTTCCGCACGTTCTAAAATGCGATCATCAGTCAAAATTTTATCAAAAACCTCACTGGGATTTGCATAAACATTCTTGATGATGTAAGTATATGAACGAGAATGAATCATTTCCATAAACTCCCATACCGTCATTGCTGCCTCTAATTCGGGCAATGAACAATATGGAATAAACGCCATACCAGGACCTCTACCCTGAACGCTATCAAGCATAACTTGATATTTCAGGTTTGATGTAAAGATATGTTTTTGTTCTGATCTAAGAGTTTGATAATCGGCACGATCTTTTTGAAGAGAAACCTCTTCAGGTCTCCAAAAATATCCAAGTTGTTGAGTTGTAAGTTTATCGAAGATTGGGTATTTGTAAGAATCGTATCGTTGTATTCCTAGTGGTTGTCCAAAAAACATTGGTTGTTTTTTAGTATTTACTTGTTTTTGGTTGAAAACGGTAATACCATCAACCATTTTGGATTCTCCTTTTGTGTTTAGTTTAAACTGCACTCTTTTTCTCCTATGTAAACCAAAAATCTGATGCTATACAAATACGCATTTCATTTGTCCCAGAGATACCAGGGACATGTGGCAAAGTTGATGGATAAACAAACCATTTATGAGTTAATTTAGGAAGACGAAGTATATCACTATTTTCAATAGTAGAACCATCACCAGTATCATATATAATTCTTGGATTTTTTGAAAATCCAGTTGTTGTAGAATTTTTTGGTAGAGTTAAATATAAAACAGCAGACAATGTATAATTTGGAGTATCAGAATGTCGATGCCAGTATAACTCTTTATTAGGGAAATCTTTCCAATCTAAGTAAAACCAACCAGAACATTCATAGTTATTATAATCAGTTTTAAAATAATTTTTACAACACTTAACAAAAGACTCACGAACTCTATGTACACTTGGATGATCAACTCCTTTATGTTTAGTTGGTCCTAAACTTTTAACACCAGGAGTGCCAAATATAGAGAACTGAAATCCTGGCATGTAAGGATCTCTTATTGCACTCTTACTAATTTCTATAATATTCGCACAATCATCTTCGCTCAAATCACAGTCGTACTGTCGCACTCCCAAAAATAAGTCTTTATACTGCACAAGACTCACACTCCCCTTCGTTGACGTTTTCTAGTTCGGACATCAGTGCTTCTAGTTTAACAGATTTGTCCTCTACTTCATCGGTTTTCTGATCATTTGTATTTTGATAGTAAGAGGTCTTCCAACCGTACTTATATGTAGTCAAAAGGTCTTTTGCCATAACTGAAGTTGGAACTTCACTATCTGGATAATGCTCTGGATTGTAGGACCAATTTCCAGAAATTGATTGGTCAAAAAACTTCTGCATCACAGCAACAATATTAATATACCCACTGTTGTCAGGCATGTCCCAAAGAAGAGTATAGTTGTTTTTGAGGTTGTGATACCCAGGAACGATTTGTTTGAGAGGGCCCTTCTTTGATTTTTTAACGGACAAGTAGTCTCTAGGTGGCTCGATTCCATTAGTTGCATTTGACACAACGGAACTGCTCTCCGATGGCATCTGTGCGGACAGTGTTGAGTGCCTAAGACCGTGTTCCAGGATAGATGCTCTAAGTGTTTCCCAATCATGTTGATACTCTGGGTTACTAATTTCGTCTACATCTTTTTTGTATGTATCAATAGGCAAAATACCATCAGAGTACTTAGTACGACCAAAGTATTCGCAATGTCCTTTTTCTTTCGCAAGTTGGTTTGAAGCTACCAGAAGATAGTACTGGAAGCTTTCAGACAACTTATGAATTGCATCCCATGCTTCTTGAGACTCATATTTGTAACCAAGTTTTGCCAAATAATGAGCTAGACCAATAAATCCTACACCAAGGGAACGACGTGCCTTGGTGGCAATCTCTGCTGCCTTTACAGGGTATTCTTGATAGTCAATCAACTCATCAAGAGAACGAACAGAAAGATCGCAAAGATCGGCAAGTTCTTCATCAGATTTCACTTTGCCAACATTGATAGCGGAGAGAATACACAAGGCAATCTCACCCATACTATCATCAATGTGCTGAAGAGGGTCAGTTGGAAGAGTGATCTCTTGACAAAGATTACTCATGTTCACTTTATCTTTAAAAGAAGAGTGCGAATTGCAATGGTCAATATTCATAATGTAAATACGACCAGTTTCAGCACGTTCTTTCAGAAGATCCAGAATGAGTCCCTGTGCTCTAACAGTCTTTCTTGGAATAGTTGTATCTCGTTCATAACCCACATATAGATCGTCAAATCGATCAGTGCCAAAAGCATCATACAGACCAGGAACGTCGTGAGGAGAGAAGAGTGAGATTTCTCCGTCTTGAATGAATCGTTCATAGAACAGTTTGCTGATTTGGATAGAGTAGTCTAACTTACGAACACGGTTATCTTCAGTTCCTTTGTTGTTTTTTAATACAATGATGTCTTCTATTTCTTGGTGCCAGATTGGAAAGTGGACAGTAGCACTTCCACCGCGAATCCCGTTTTGTGTACAGCATCTAACAGTTGCCTCAAACTTTTTGAGGAATGGGATAATACCCGTATGCTGAACTTCTCCGCCTCTGATTTTAGCATTGATGCCCCTGATACGACCTGCGTTGATACCAATTCCTGCTCTTTGAGCAACATAGCGACCAATTGCCATATCAGAGCTGAAGATGCTATCAAGGGTGTCATCAACATCAACAAGAACGCAACTTGCAAATTGGCGAAGTGGGGTTCTAACACCTGCCATGATTGGCGTAGGAATGTTGATTCTGTGTCTTGAGATTGCATCGTAGTACCTTTTTACGTAAGAAAGACGGGTTTCTTTTGGATACTCTTGAAAGATTGTCAAGGCAATCATCATGTACATAAATTGAGGTGTTTCATAAACTGCCCCAGATGATCTGTCCTGCACCAAATATTTGTCAACAACTTGACGTAAACCAGCATAAGTGAACATAAAATCACGATCGTGATCGATGAACGAATCAGCACGATCAATCTCTTCAGAAGAATACTTCTGGAAAACTTCTTTATCATACAATCCCTGATATGCAAGTTTTGTAATATGCTCATTCAACGTAGGCAGTTCTCTGGTTCTACCATATAGACCCTTACGAAGAGAGAACAAAAGCAACCTTGCAGCAACATATTGATAATTTGGATGATCAAGATCAATCAAGTCAGAAGCACTACGAATAAGAATTTCTTGCACCTCCGATGTAGTAATGCCATCATAAAACTGAATGCCTGATTGCATTTCTACTTGAGATGCAGAGACTCCTGCAAGACCTCTACACGCCTCCTCAACCATGAGATGCATCTTGTTCAAATCAATTGATTCGATTCTTCCATCTCGTTTTGTAACTTTGATACCGTTGCTCATATCTTCTTCCAAAGGTTAAATTTGAGAGTTGCTTCTAGACCAGAATAGGTATTTGATTCTATCAGAGTCTGAACATTATGTCCAGCCATCACCATATCATTTATATCTTTTTCAGTTATTGATGAAGGCCAGATGACAACTTTTTGTCCCATTTCGATAACACGGGAAATTCTTGATACGATTTCTGTATTACGTGGTTCGTTATCGTATACCCAAACAGGATTGCTAATACCCCACTTACCAACATCACCGTCAGCTCCGCACATAGCAATCGCATTGCAAATGAACGTGCTGTCAAATGGTCCTTCTGTAACGTAAACAGTCTTGTCTTTTTGAATCCCATCGAGTCCATAGATTTTTGGTGCATCATCGTCAAACATTATAGTGATATATTTAACAGGATTTGGTTCTATACTTCTTCCCTGTAATCCAACTAAACTTTGATTGTAAAATATAGGAATCACAATCCGTCCAATATCATAATGTTGGGTAAACTCAAACGTAGGTTTTATCGTATTTACCCAAGTCTTAAATTTTTCGGCATAGTAAAATTTTGAGGCATCGATCTTTCGTGCCTCAAGATACTTTTTTGCGACTTCTACCTCTGATGCTTTGGGCAAATTTACTTTTTTGCGAAATACTGGTTTAGTGTAAACAAATTTTGGTTCTTCGACTACAAAATTCTTACCAGTAAATCCTTCCTTAAATTTTTCTAAAGCATACTGTTTGTGTAAAGTAACATCAAGTTTCTTCAAAAAAGTATTGAAAGACATGGAAGATCCACAGTTATGACACTTGAAGTTTGTATTTGCCTTTACTGCGTAAATATATCCCCGTGTTTTGTTCTTATTCCTTTTCGAATCACCACAAATTGGACATCTAAAATTGTATAAGTTATTCTTTACTTTCTTGAACTTATCCAGTCGTGAAGAGAGCAGTCCAATATATTTTGCATCAATGTGATCCATCCACAGTCTTAGCGTGTACTGCCATTATAGCAGGTTTGCTGTTAGATGTCATCATATCCTTTACATGCTCTAAAGATTTTGGATTAGTGGCAACCATTATCAAACCAACAATGGCTATTGATATCCAAAGTTTTTTTTCTAGTAACGAAACTCTTGTAGATAGTGACTCATTATCGCTGTCCACTTTATCACGGAGTTTGTCAACTTTAGTAAATAATAGTTCGTCAGTTTCTTCCTGCTTTGTAATTCTTTCTTCATGGACGGCTAGCATCCTTGACACAGTATTATTTACCTCTGCAATTTTTTCAATTGCAGAATCTAATTTTGAAACAAGTCGCTCAAAATGATCGACCTTTTCTTCCAAAACGGCTACTTTTATTTGACAGTCCATCTGGATCTGCTTCCTGTTCCTAGAGAAATGTACCTTTTCTTTTTCCTCCTTACAGGAGGATCATCTCCAGATTCAACAGAACCAGCAATGTTCCCACTACCAATATTTATAGTAGGAGATTCTTCTCTGAGATAACCAAGTATTTTATTCAGAATCTTGTCCCTGTCCATGATACTCGGTTTGTAAAAGTTTAAAGCATTCTAAATCAACTTGGATATCGTGTATGTAACATTTTGGAGTCTGTGGAAAACGATTCAAAAATAACAAGAATGCTTTCATCGTTGACCACAAATCTTTATCAATTTTATAGAACAGTAATGGGACAGTTGCATCCCCAAATATGTTGAATAAAATAATAAAATGATTGAGCAGTAAATGAGATTTTAGGATGCCAGTTTTTTTGAAACGCTTCAGTAATCTTTTGATATACTTGAAGCGTTTCATATCATCCAAAAAATCATCTCTCGTTACGGAGTGAGGATTCTCATAATGCCGTATCGCAAAAAGCATAAAGTTGTCATCATTTAGTTCATGAAATATCATGCTTTCTTATCATCTATAATTTGGATATGGTTCGTTGCCAGTTTGAATACCAGACATGGCAACAAATACTTCTGACTTAACTCTCAGGTTTCCGTGATTGTCGGTGTAAGTCTGAACACCAACCCAACCAGAGTGAGCAGGACGATATCCAGAAGCAGTTGCAAGACCTTGATAGCCAATGGTCATTGCAGTTGACCCAACACCAAAGTATCTTACAGTGGCAATACCTGTTCTTTCTTGAGCGACAGCCAGAGGATCTTCATCAAGAGATTCTGGCATCTGAGTTAATGAGTAGGCAACACCAGCAATTGCTCCAGTTGCATCAGGAATTAGAGCTTCAGTACTAGCAATCGTAACAAGTCTTGCACTTGTTACACCGACAATCTGGGCAAATCCACAAGTCGCACCAAGTCCAAGTTTGATCATAGGTGTAATGGTTCCAATTCCAGATGTGAATGGACCAGCACCAATATCAATAGTTTTAGCGGACAAATTTACAGTGGCAATACCTGTTGCATTTGACTGAAAGTTGTCTCTATCTCCCCAAAGAGCCATGTCTTTACCTAATTGATTTTCTATCAATATTTATAAAAAAAGGGACATCCACTTATAGATGTCCCTTATTGTATTGTTTTCTTCCTATCAGCAGTTCTTGAGAAGTGCTGTTTTTACTGTTGCGGCAATGACATTATCAATATCATTGTCGGTGGTTTTTACATAACGATCTAGAAGATCGCATACAAGTCTCTTAGTATGGCAAGAATTAAGTGCCATGATAAGAAGTGGTTTTACTAGTTCTACAAGTGATCCCATGATGTCCTCCGTAAAAGAGTGTCCTAGCTTATTTAGAATTAGTCAAATCTTGAATGCATCATATCTTGTGCTCTTTGAGCATCAGCACGACGTTTTGCTACTTTTTGAGCAGGAGTCACTTGGGTATTTGGTTTCTTCTCACCAGGTACTTTCTTTTTCCCTCTTGGTTGAACTCCCATTCTACTAGTGCCCATTGATTTAGCAACTAACTCAAATGCTTTATTGCGGGGTTTTCTTGGAGTTCCTGCAACTTTGTCTTCTTTTCTTCTTTCGTCAAGAATTTCAACCTCCTCATTTGCTTTCTTCATCTTAGGAGCACTTGCGGGATGAGTGTCCTTGTAGAAAGTTGGTGAACGTCTTGCTTTATCTGCCTCTTGCTTTTCTCTCTTTGCTTTTTCAGACGCACGGTGCATCTTGCTGAAACGAGTTGTGTTTTTCTTTTCAGCATCAGTCGTATTAGGAACTGCAGGATTTCCTTTTTTAGCATAGACAGAACCTGCCCTTGCCTTCGCCATTTGTTTTTCAACTTTCTTGAAGGGGAAAGATTGCTTCGCTTCATCAATTTCAATCTCTTCCTTAGCAACTTTCTTTTCAGGAAGACCTTTATGTTTGGTTCCAGCAAAATCCTTTGCTGCTTTCTTGCTCATACCAGAAGCTGCTTTAGCGACCTCAGGAGAGGCAGGGGTTTCGCCCTTCTTTGCCGCATAAACCATACCCATGAAGCGTTGCTGTGATTTGCTCAATGCCTTTTCTTCAATATTGTCTTCTCCAAGGTGCGAAGCAGCTTTGTATCTCTTATCACCTGCTTTGTACTTTTGGTATGCAAGAGTATTTGCTTTTTTGTCGGCAGCAGTAACAGTCATGCGAGTATCTTTTTTCTCTGCCTGTTTGCTCTTAGCATAATCCATATAGGATACTTCGCCAAGTTCAATCACTTCTATAATCTCAGCACCTAATTCATAAGCAATATCTTCTAATTTTAAATCTGGATCAATGACAACTTTATTCTTTACCTTTTTTTCTTTGATTTGCTTATCATCTTCAGTATCAAGAATCTCAGAAAGATCTTGTCTCCAGTTAGATAAACTTTCTTTCATTCCTTTCTTCTTAGCAATCGCTTTACCAATTGCTTTTCTTCTCTTATGAAGATACTTATCTGACTTATCAGTATCACCATCATTATCAATGTCAGAGTCTTCTCTTCCTACTGGATCAAGTGCTTCATTTTTGGGAGCTGGTGGAATATCTTTTCTACCAATCTTTCTATCATATGCAAATACATCAATTTTCTTTTTTTCCTTTGCAGCATCTTGTCTCGCTGCGCCCTTTGGATCAATTGCTTCAGTGTATTGAACTTCTTCTGGGAAAGGATTTCCGACAGTGATCTTTGCTTTTTTAGTTGCTTTATCATGAGCTTCAATACTCTTTGATTGATAATCAGCATAGTCTTTACCAGCACTTGCTGCTTTCTTTCCAGGAGTGATGCTCTTTACACCAGGACGCTTTGCTTCACGCTCGCGCTCTGATTGACGTTCCTTTGCAAGCATTCTACGATACTCACTGTCTTCACCTTCACCAACAAGTTTCTTTCTGGCGGCAGCTGCCATATCCTTATGAGCCTTAGTCTTCTTCATATCTTCAACTGCTTTTTCATTATTCTTACGACGCTTCTCCATATCAGTCTCCAAATAAGAAGACTCATTCATTTGCATATAAAGACTCGTTAGCTCACTAAGAGCCTTTTTGTTATTGTAGAGATCCATTACACTAAGACTTTTTATACTTATTTATAAATTCTTTGATACCTGTCTGATTATATCCGCTATATGCTTTACCACCTGGTTGCAAATTCATCTTATCTCCCTTTTCAAATCCAGGTGTCATATCAGAAGCATACTTGAAGTATCCCCCAGTGCCGGCAAGAGTATTTGGTTTGCCAGGAACTCTAGTCTTTCCTTCAACTCTCTTCTCTTGATATGCCTCTTTGAAATTTTTAGGTAAATTTTTTGCTTGAGGAATAAAAGCACCATATGGTCCAACGTTTGGATCTTGCTTATCTACAAATCCATCAATATTGTTATCTTTTCTATTGACTGCTTTTTTAGCAAGTTGTCTAAGATTACCCGATGGATTTTCAATCTCTCTTGTTTCACGCAAATCACGAATCCAGGACTTGAACATCATATTATCCTCAGTGACACAAATCAAATGATTAGTTCCTCTACGAATAATTTTACCAATCAATCCAGTATTGAGATTTTCTACAATGTCACCTACTCTAAAAATTAATTCGTTGACATAATTTTCTCTTAGACCTTTCCAATCAAGTTTTGGAGCAATCTCCCAAAGATTAATTGATTCTGCGGTGACCTTTCCCTTGATACCCATCTTACTACGAAGAGTATTGAAAAGTTTCTTTGCGTCTTCATCATCTAATGCTTTAGGGACCCCCGATCTGAACGTCTTGAAATCTCCATCAGCAGCTGCTTTTCTAAGTTTAGAGGCAGACATGCCCTCGACACCTTCAGCATCGGGATCACGCTCCCCTGCTGACACAACGTTAATTTCGTCAAAATCATACAATTCGCCGTTGTAGTTATTTGCGAGTTTCTCAAACTCTGCTTTTCGGTCAGCACCAACCATGATGTTGATACCTGTGTATCCGTCCTCATATGCCCTCGTTAAAACGTCAAATATGCTTCTCATATCCTCATCGTTGATGATCCTTTCTCCATGTGTTGGATACATCTTTCTCATGTATGAAATTTTTTCATCAGCAGAAAGAGGATTTTTCTTAGGATCTTCTGAACGTGATGGATAAATTTTGTATGCTCCGCCACCAGCCTGTTTTTTAGTAGCATCCAAAAGTTTTTCGTGACCTACAGTTGGTGGGTTGAAACGACCAAACGCAACCGTTAAAAATCTTTTTTCACCAGTTTGTTCTGGTGCTGAACCCTCTTCTCCAGAGGAGCGGCGTGGTTCAGGTCTTGCCTGTGCTGTTGGTTGAGTTTCTTTAGAAGGAGCAGCAGTAGTGGATTGCTTTTGAGCACCAGGTTCTTCTTTTTTACCCTCTCTTCCTTTACTTAAGAGGAGATCGCCTTTATAAGTTCTGCCCTTGTATTGTCCCTGACGATCATACCAGTTCCCGTGCCCATCCGAAACCAACCCCAAACGCTTTGCTTTTTCTACAGCGCGTGAGATTACTGCCTCCGAAATGAATTGCGAAAAACTTTTCATTTATAGTATCCTTCTTAACTATTATTTATTGATTCAATAAATCTTCAAAAATGGTCCGTTAGTTGATCCAAATTCTTTCTTAGCTCCATAATACAAAACTCTACACCAGTTTTGCATTTCTTTTTTTGTAGCAAGTTCAGTCCATATTTTTGCCCATTCCATCGCAATAAGTTTTGATGAAAATCTTCCTCCAGAACTTCTATCTACCTTTCCAGTTTCATAGATGATAGCGTTTTCTAGAACTGCTTCAAATCCATCTGCTATTTTTCTTTTGTCTTGGTATACAGCAACTTCTCCAAAATCAACCATAGTATTAGTGCTTAATCGATTATAAAGTTTTATCCAATAATCTTTATCGGCATCATTCCACTGACCAACTGGAGGAATATGAGGATGTTTGGCGGCAGAAGATGGTCTTGTAAATCCAAGATCTGATAAAAATTTATCCATGGCAACACTAGAAACTTTTCCCAGTTTTGCTCCAGCATCTTTTCCCTTAGGTGTTAGGTCTGTTTGAACAAGATTTCTCTCTTTTGAATATTGAAAGTTTCTAGATTGACCATGAATTTTTCCACCAGATTCCGTTTGCAAATCAAATCCCAACTCTCCAGTATCAAACAAGTAATTTTGTTTTTTACCAAGTGTAAGCGTACATTTCAAGGATCCTGGAACTAAATCAATATTAATTCTCGCACTTTTATCTCCGCCCATATTTGCTAGTTCAGCACTAGCAGTTTTTTTATTTTTTGCAATTGCTTTGAGAGAAACTCCTACAAGAATTTTTTCTTCCAATGCTTCTCTCATATAAGCATTCAACAAAACAAGGTTTGCTTGTTTTGTCATTCCATCAATATTGGTGAGTTCTCTTATAGTTCCTTCTATTGTTCCTTTCTCACTTTTTTTAATAAGCACTATATCCATTGGATTCCAACGATCCTTTACAGAAACGCCACAGTCTCTTTTGGCAATGTCTTCCAAAAATGGCATAATTCCAGAATCTCTAGAATATTCATATCCTTTTTTAGAACCAAGAAAATTCTTTAGAGCTATTGCTTGTTTTCTATAAGTTTCTTTCCACTCAGAATTATATCCATCATAAACTTTCAGCATAATTGCATCCGATGGTTCTTTTCCATTTTCTATAAAATGCTCAAAGAAAACTTTAGATCCGTTTTCTTGTTTTGCAGTTTCAATAGCGTTAGTTGCCATCGGATAAAAAAACCCCTCTAATATTTAGAGGGGTATAAATTGCATTAAAGATCTCCTTCTTTGCGATGTTCAGAACGCTCAACACTGAATGTTCCCTCTGGATAACGAGCACTAAGTTTTTCATAATTCATTTGAAGAATTTCTTCAATACTAATATCAAGTGCCATACATGCTTGAGCAACATACCACATGATATCACCCAGTTCACGTTTCATGTGAAAAATATTATCTTCATTGTATGGTTTTCCTTGAAAAATAATTTTCTTTACAACTTCAGTAAACTCACCCGCTTCAGATGTCATACCAAGAGCAGCAGTTAGAAGTTGAGTAACATTGCACCTGTCCTCAAGTTCAAGTGAGTTGAGTCTTGTTAGAAAAACAGCATAGTCCAAAGAAGTGGAACTAGTTGTTTCACGTACAAATTCGACGTAATTTTGTGGGTCAATCATTAGAATTTAAGTGATGAGAATTTTTTCTTTAGGTTTGATTCTTCAGGATAATCATACTCTTCCTCCTTGCCATTGTCAAGGATGTCGTTTTGTGCTGACTGTTCACAATCGTACAGTCTCATTTTAGCACGATCAATGCCAACTACAAAACGTTTATTCATAGTTGGATCATTATATCTATTCTTCAATTGCTTGACCATAATTTGACCAAGACCTTCAAGTTCCTCAGTGGAGATTAGAGCAAACATCAAGTCAGCAGTAGCAGGGAGACCAAATGATTCTGAAGTATCGGTTAGTTCAACATCAGAAGAACCATAACCAGAACGAGTGGTTTGAGTAGCAGAAACAATAGGGACATTTGCTTCCACGGCAAGACCACGAAGTTCTTCGGCAATTGCCTTTACAAACGTATATGAATTGATGTTGCTATTTCCACGGTATCTAGAAGAAACGCAGATGTTTAGATAATCAATAAAGATAATATCTGGACGGAAGGATTTCTTCAGTGCCAGTTCATTCAAAAGAGACCTGAAATGACCAGCATGTGCTGATGCAGTTGGATACTCTTTGATGATGAGTTGACCTTGTGTTTTCTTAGCAAGACTGTTGACCTTGCTTTCAAACATTTGTTTAGGCAGATCAGTGATATCCTGAATATTTACATTGAGGAGGTTGGCATCAATTCGCTCAGCAATTTTCTCCTCTGCCATTTCACATGTAATGTAGAGTACGTTCTTGCCTTGCATGAGACAGGCACTAGCAACATGGCACATGAATAGACTTTTGCCGACACCCGTACCAGCAAGAGCGATATTGAGAGTCTTATTAGGTAAACCACCTTTGGTAATTTTGTTAAAGTATTCAAGGTCAAACGGAATTTTTTCCTCTTTTCTGTGGTATAAAGCATAACGTTCTTCGTAATCTAAAAGATAATCATGCCCAACATGATTATCAAAAGAAACTGCTAGAGCATCTGAGAGAATGGATGGAATCGCATCTCTACCTTTCTTATCATCTCCGCCATCGGCAAGAGCAATAGATTCCATGAGTGCTAGATAAATGGCACGATCACGACACCACTTCTCTGTGGTGTCCATCAACCATTCAGAATCTACTGGTTCTTTTTCTAAGTAGGAAAGAATCTTAGAAACTTCTTTATAAGAAGTTTCATTCAAGTCTGCCCTGTTTTCTACCTCAATAGATAATGCTTCTTTATTGGGTAACTCATCATATTTGACAATGAATGATGAAATCTCCTCAAAAAGAATTTGATTACTTGAATCTTCAAAGTAATCTTTTTTGATAAATGGAATAACTTTTCGTACAAATTCTTCATTAAAGAGGAGATTCCTGATTACAAGAATCTCAACTTTCTCCATAACTAAACTCCCTCTTAGCAGTTTCGTCTAATGCTTGCATGACTTGTTGTGTAAAGTACTGATCTGGATTCTTCAAAATTTCTTTTCCATAAATTTTCTTTCCGTCCATTTCATAACGCCCTGCTACATTTTTCCAGAGTCCACCAACCTCACCGAGTTCAAGAAGTCCATAATACCGATCAAGACCACGTTCATCATAATACAAACGAATCTCAACTTCTTTGTTTTCTTTACTCAAACGCGATTTAGCAGTCTTTGCTTTGATAATATTTCCAATGACTTCTGTTCCATCCTTTTCTTTCTTCTTGCTGAGATAGATGATAGTAGAAGCGGCATACTTAAGACCACTACCACCACCCATCTCTTTTGTAGGTACATAAGCGCCGATAACATCATAGGTGTGGTTGGTAACAATCATTGGTATATTAGCCTGCCCCAACTTCAATGTCAACATTCTGAAAGCACCCTTTACAAGTTGTGATTTTGTCATATCACGAACTTGTTTATCATTCAGTGCATCAGTAATCTCTTTCTCGGTTGAGAGCATTCCCAAAGAGTCTAACACAAACATACAAGGTTTGCGTTCATCTACTGGTGCCTTCAAATACATATCTACTGCTTTGAGTGCCTTTCCACGAAACTCTTCCACAGTAACAACGTTGACAACAACCAAACGAGAAGTATCAATTCCACGGGATTCTACAAGCGATTTAGTAATAGCAGCCTCAGTGTCAAAGTAGAGACAGTAACCATTGGGATGAGTATCAAGAAAGTTCTTAACCACTGCGAGAGAGAAAAAAGTCTTTCCAGTACTAGACTCTCCAGCAATAGCAGTAATCTTATTCCCAGATACACCACCAAAAATACTACCTGAAACCAGTGCATTAAAAATGTATGAACCCGTATCAACATATTTTTCTGTTTCGTCAATATCGGAGGCAAGTTGTGTGTATTCACCTCCTATTTCCTTTACAATATCCTTCAAAAAATCCATCAATACCACCTCATACTGTTCAGATATTCTAGCACATTCTGGCGAATATCCATCAATTCTGTATAGCATTTTTGATCATGAGCACATTGTCTCAGATCTTGATCTGGTTTCAGAACAGATTCCACAAACAAATCCAGTCCACGATTCCACTTTTCTTGTTTTGATTCATCATCGTTTGTCATGAGAAGAAAGACTCCAAAGTTACAGTTTTTTCAACAGACCATCCAATAGCATCAAGAATTGTTTTTAGTGGTTCTAAAAATGCTTTTTCAAATTGAAGGTCATAATCAATGTATTGTTCTAGATCAAGTTCTTTTGGCCAATCTTGAATAAATGTCAAAACATTTTCATGGATTGGATTTGGTTTTTTCAAATAACAGAACTTGATTTTTTCCCCATTTTGAATGAGAGAATATTTGTGTGTTAATTTTTTCTGTTTTATGTAGTAATTGAAAAGAAGTGCCCCACGAACATGAATAGGAGTTCCTTTTTCGTAAATTGAGTTTACTGATCTATACTTTTCAACATCAGAAACGGAACGAGGAAATGAAACTTCTTCTGGTTTGAGAGACTTGAATTCTTTTTTACACGTTGATACAAAATTAATTATATCATCTTCCGATCCATTCATCATAATTTTGAAAGAATCCTTTAGCATCTTTCGGCATGGTGCAGGAGTTGATGATTTGACTGCTTCAATACCCATTACCTTTAGTTTCGGAGATTCATAACGAACTCCTTCGCTGTCCCAAACGTTGAGGATATAACGTTTCTTAGCAGTCCAGATTCCACGATCAGCAATGTTCTCTCGCTTCATCTGCATCTTTTGATCATATGCATTCACATATTCTGCCAGTTCTTTATAAGAACTTTCAATATATTTTTCAAGTTCCATTGCACAGATCTTATCAAGGAACGAAACAATGCTTTCAGTAGTTTTTTCTCTTCCCTGGTATACAGTTTTGACCAAAGGGCCCATATTGAGATAGATAGAATCAGTATCTGAAGCAATAACATAATCTTCACCCTCTGTTTTGAGAATATTATTTAAGTAGACATTCATTTTATTTTCAATCCACCTAATTGATGCCTGACCAGAAAGTGTAATTGCTTCTGCATTTTCAAGTTTATAATATCGAAAATACTGATTACCAATTGCACCATAGGCAGAATTGAGTTGAATCTTTCTTGCCATTTGAATGTTATTGCAACGAGCAATTTCTTTTTCAAGTTCTATCGTAGGAGTTTTTTCATACTGCTGTTTGGCAGCAATCATCTTCTTTTTGTAGATGGTACGATCTTCATAGATTTTTTCCATCAATTCTGGAAGAAATCCACGAAACTTTTTAGTATACATTGCACCATTGGCAGCAGTGGCATACTTACCATCAGCAATAAAAGTCCCCGATAAGATTTTGTCCACAGAGCAACTTGGATGAGGAGTGTCCAAAAGAGTCTCTGGAGAAATGTTATATTGCATGATGAGATGCGGATACAGACTATTCAAGTCAAAAGATACGACCCAATCATAACTACCTGGTTTAGGTTCTTTTACATATGCTCCTTCATACTTTTCATCCTTTGATGACTTTTTCTTTTGAGGAATGACAATGTTTCTTTTTTTGAGATAATTGTAGATAATAGAATCCCACATTCGGACTTGATAAAACACATCGGTAAAATTTGCCTTTGCATCATATGCCATTGTAATAGCAAGTTCAATTAGTTTCATCTTGTCTTCCAAGCGGTCAACAAGTTCTACGTCAATAATGTTATACTCAACAAACTTTTGCCAATTTCCTGTATAAAATTCTTTGAAGGTATCAAATTCAGAGTGATCAAGTTTTTTCTGACCAAGTTCAACCTCTGCAATATGATCTAGACGATAAGATTCCTGGTTTGTATAAGTAAATTTCTTATACAAATCAAGATAATCCAGCTGAGTCACGCCACCAATATCCAAAGATTTGTGACAACGACCTTTGATGTATACTTCCTGTTCTGTGACAAGACCCCAAGGAGAAAGTCTTTTCATTCTTTTTTCGCCAAGAACACGTTTGAGACGACCACCAATGTATGGCATATCAAATAACTGAATATTCCATCCAGTTATTACTTCTGGTGTCTGTTGTTCCCAATAAGAAATAAATTTTTCTAAAAGATCATGCTCATTGTTGCAGACAATATATAAGAGATCTTTTCTTTGAGTCTTAAATGGTTTTACACCCCAAGTAATAATTTTCTTGGAGGCATAATCTTGTATTGTAATCGTAAGAAGTTCTTCGGAGCAAGTATTTACATCAGGAAATCCTTCCTCAGAAGTTGTTTCAATGTCAAGAGTTACAAGTTTGATTTTTGACATATCAAACTTGATTTCTTCTTCTGGATATTTTTCAGAAATATACTGATAAATGTAACGCTCATTGCCATAGATGTTGAACCCATCAACATCTTTATATTTTTCCAAAAACTCACGACAATCTTTGACATAACCTGGTTGAATAGGTTCTACAGTCTTACCATCTAAAGTTTTGTATTTTCCTTTTTCACTCTTTGAATCCACAAAAAGTGTTGGTTTGAACTCATCTCTTAGAGAGAAATGTTCTCCATTATCATAACCACGAACGAGAAATTGATTCCCGACAAGTTGAACGTTAGTGTAAAATCGCATCAAGAAATTAGAGACTTGTACTTTTCAAGGAGTTTGGTGTTGGGATCAACAATTGTCAAAATTTTATCTGAACTAATCATGAAGGTGTTTTGTACTGTGAAATCGATACACCACGGTACAAGTTCGCCAGTTGATTGCACAATTACGTAGGGTTCTATAAGTTTGCAATCTGGTTCACCAAGTTCAGAACTAACTTCAATTAGTTGTGATATCAGAATTGAATTGTTGGTCAGTAATAGAACTTTGATTTGTTTTTCCATTTTTTAATCCTTCTTTGTATTTTTCAACCACTTGGGGAATAGGGTCAACTAGGGTGATAATCCAATCTGGTGCTACTGGAATTTCTTTCTCTGCAGAAAGAGGAATCCATGGAGCAAAGACAATATCAATATTTTTGTTTGGAAAATATATTGATTCTGGATCTAAAAAGCGAACTGTTGCAGGATTGCTGAACGTATATCCTACCACACGTTCGTTCATTAGAAGTTCTTTTACATCGGCAATTACATCTTCTCCCGACTTCAATACTGCAAGTTTAATGCTCATGCATATCCTAATATCTCAAGGTATTATAGCAATAAAAAAGGGAGGTGTCAACTGGATTTTGCCAGTTACCTCCCGTGGCATAGCGCCGACGATATTCAATTGTATTTATAGATAATCCTTTCGTGTATGATGCTCTGGAATCACTTTGCCCAAAGATACTATCAATAGTCCATTATCAAAGGTAACATCTCGTACTTCTGTATCGTCGGAGAGAGTCCACGCCCTTTTGAAAGATCGTTGAGCCAATCCCTTATGGATGTAGTTGGCATCAGATTCTTTATCTTCTTTTTGTCCTTCAACAAAAAGTTTTCCATACTCTGTGTATACATGAACTTCCTCCTTCTTAAATCCTGCAAGTGCAAGTTCCAGACGAGATTCTACATTACTTACTTTGATGAAGTTATATGGTGGATAATTAGAACTTGTCTCATGAAGACTAAAGACACGATCAAAATAATCATCCAATCCAATACTATTGCGAGTGATTCTATCCATTAATGATGGAAGATCCGCAGCAGTATAACGTGCAAGGTTTGTCATTATGGTAGCTCCTTTGAAAGCGAGTTTGTATTTTGTGGACCCTTTCGGCATCCAATATTAATTATACCAAAAGACAAAAAAAGACGGGTGGCGAAACCCGTCCTTTAGTAGCGTATATTCCGTATGTAGCGTGTCGCGCACGAAAGAGCGACGCTTTATTTATAGTTCGTTTATTAAGAAGGGGCAATTTATTCTATCGAATAGATCAAAATTATATGATATTATTGTTTTTCTACTACCTTCATTTTTTGGTGCTCTATGAATTATATGACTAGGGAAAAAAATGATATCTCCTTCTTTAGCGTTTATTTTTGTTATTTTGTTATTGAACGGATGAAGTATTTCAGTTTGAGGTGAATTTTTTGGAAGTTCTAAATAATAAACGCCAGTGTAATGTCCACCATGAATGTGCCATCCATGATATGATTTGTTTTCATATTGTTGATACCAAATTGCACTTAGTTTTCCAATTTTTTGCACTCCTATCTCTAATAGAAATTTTTCTAATATTTTTTCAAATAGTGGCAAAAAATATTTTACCCATGGTCTTTCAAAATCATCTCCAACTTTCCAATCAAATTTAGTTATTGTGTCTATATAAGCATTTTTTGAATGATTATTATCATTATGAATGCAGTCTAAGATGATTTTTTTTACTTTTTCGTGATTATCTAGCGTAAACTTACATATACAATCTTTTATAATTTGTTTTTTCACTCTTGAACTTTTTTCTTTCCAATATTGTATTTTGTTTCCAAAGTCCATTCTTCCTTCTCTTTGAAAGAGAGAACTTTGATTTGGTTCAGAGGAGCAATTTCAGTAATAGTCTCTGCATTGACTACTTCAATAAGACCCCAATCAGATAGTAACTGAGTAATACGATTACGACGCTGAACATCGTTCGGAGTAAGATTTGCATGTTTACCATCCAAAGCAAACAACTCTTTGAAATGAACGATAAAATATCGACCCTGTTTATGCAAAATATGACAGGATTGATACAGTTTCTTCTCTTTACGAGATGCAACACCAATACGTGTCAGAGTTTCTCTAACTTTGAGAAAGTCATCTGGTTCTCTCAAAATTACTTCAATCATTTGGTCTTGTGACCACTTCACTTCAGGTTCTCTCACCGTACTCATTTTCTTCCTCCAGTTTCAAGTTTTTGTCTGATGTAATTGAGTTGTTGTTTAGATAAAATTCTGAGTGCTTGTGATGCTTTCTCATTGCTATAACCATAATATTGTTTTACAATATCAAGGTCTTCTATTTTATCCTTTTTGATCCAAGGAGAAAATCTCTTCCTTTTCCTCAGACTATTTAGATAAAACTGATATTGCATATCTTTATCTAAGTGATGATTAATATTCATCTCGTTCACAAACAATACACAATCAATGTGTCCAGAAAGGCAACGATTGACAATGTAAGGAGGATAAGATCGGATATTCTCTGGTTCAGCAATATCTTCCTTTGTGAAGTTGATAGAATTAAGCCAATCTTTCAGTTCCATAATTAAATAACAAAAGTTCCTTACGTTCTTTTTGCTCGCGCATGTATTCACCAACAGATCGCATGGTATAGGTCAAATCAAATTCCGCCGCTTTCCAGTTTTTGAATCTATCTTTTACCAATTGATCTGAATTATAACTAATCATCTGATGCATACGACAAGAATCGCAATCAGTAGCAAACTTATCGTGATCAAATCCTTTGTGCATTGATCCTTTGTTCCCATAGAGATTGTCCTTAATGTCATAAGGAGGATCCAAATACAGAAAAGCATCCATATTGTCATCCATCAAATAATCGTATGAGTAATTAGTTATTCTCCAGTTTGCAATTAGTTTGGAGTATTCTGGTAATTTTTCAATGCCGCGTATACTAAAGTTGCTGTTGGACGCTTGTTGTGAAAATGATGAGCTCTCTGTAAGGCCACTGAAACTGCACTTATTGACAACGTAGAAAGCCACAGCACGATCGAGATTAGACAGAAGTGGTTCATTTACAAATACCTTTGAATGATAAAATAATACTTTTGCTTTGTCTGGAGTATTATTTTTTGACTTTAGATCTAGCAACTTATCTTTCATTTCAGGTCCAAACATCTGGAGTTGCTGCCAGAAGTTTACCAATGGTTCATATAAGTCATTTACCCATATTTTGATGTCTGGGTATTTTTTAGTAATATGAATCGCAACGCTTCCTCCACCAAGAAATGGTTCACGAAACTCATTGTAGTTACGGAGGTCTGGAAAGTATTGATCCATCTTGGTGCAAGCACGGGACTTGCCTCCAGGATAGCGAAGAGGTGTTTTGAGTGATTTCATGAGTAAGTTACTGTCATAACAATTCTCCTGCATCCAGGTGTTGGTTGATGAATGGAATGAAGAGCGCAATCAAATGTTATTATATCATCTTCTGACGGAAAATGGGTCTTTTTTTGACCATCAAAAAAGACATCAATTTGTCCACCAGAAAATTTATTGAGGTAGAAAATCAAATTTTTATGTTCAAAATCATCATGATCTAAGTGAGGAACACTTGGATTTCCATCATAATAATGAACACAATTTATACCAATCCTGTGTATAAATTTTGCATTTAGATTATTCTCTCTGAAGATTTGAGTTACAACGATATCGCATAATTGCACTAAATCAGACCTTGGAACTGAAACATGAATTCCATTTGATGGACTTGGACCTGATAAAACTTCATGCATATAAATTGGATTGTTTGTATATCCATCCAAATTGGTCTTCGTACATGTTTCATGATAATGCCAAGGAAAATATGGACCTAAAACTTTCTGCTTTAGGTCAACATATTCTTTAGTTTTCGGATTCTTCAGTAAATTTATCATAGTCTGGTTCGTGATACTTCAAAAATTCACGAAAGGTCAATTTCATTTCCTTTTGTGTCATACCACAATGAGTGGCGGCGGCAGGAAGATTCATTGTGGACCGAAATAATCCCCAATTTGCCTCTGCTACAGTTTTAGGATTAGTTTTACTACTCACTTGAATTCACACTCACACATGATTTCTGTCAGAGCAGCAAGAACATTTACTTCTTGATCAGCAACGAAGGCAATTTGATACTGATACTTAGCAATAACAAGCACAGCAGCAGGAATGCTAGGGTTCTCAAGGGCATCAAGAAGAGCATCGTAAAGACGACGGAGAAGTACAGCAGGATCATTGTCCAGATTAGCAACGACCCATTTCCTAACCTCCGTAAAGTTTTTTTCTTTGAGACATTTAATGAGATCATTGATCTTTACATCAGAAAATTCAGCAAGAATAGCAGAGTCAATTACTCCACCAGCAGCATACCGTTGGCATTCATTTAGAACACGACGCCAATCTGGGAAATGCTTGTTGATTAGTTGAACAAGAACTTTTGGATCATACTCAATTTTTTCCTGATCCAAAATCGTTTGGAGACGTTTGAAAAAGTTTCCTGCGATAACTGGACGTTGTTTGGCAGCGATACTAAACTCAATGACTGCACATCGAGAATGGAGTGGTTCAATGATTTTGTTTTTGTAGTTGCAGGTAAAAATGAATCGACAGTTGTTATAAAACGCCTCAATATTTGCCCGTAACAAGAGTTGTACGTCGTGGGTTGTGTTATCTGCCTCATCAATAATGATGACTTTGTGTTTACCAGTTGCTTGAAGTGATAAGGTCGAAGCAAAGTTTTTTGCTTGGTTCCGTACCGTGTCCAAAAATCGTCCTTCGTCAGATCCATTGATAATAATGTAATCACATCCTAGTTGTTCGCAAAGTGCCCTGGCAATGGTTGTTTTACCACAACCAGCAGGACCAGAAAGAAGAAGGTTGGGAATCTCTCCCTTATCTACAAACTCCTGAAAAGTAGATTTGATAGAGTCGGGGAGGATACAATCCTCAACCTTTTTGGGGCGATATTTTTCAACCCAAAGGAAATCACTCTTCATACTTGGTATCTTCAAGGGCAATGAAATAAGTCAGGTCACGATCTTTGCTAGTAAACCTAGAAAGACCTGCCTTAGATACTACCACATCATAAGTTCCAGGAATGAGTTTGATGTTCTCAACTTTGAAGTTGAATTCAAAGGTGCTAATAGTTTCTCCAACTACAATTGAGAAATCATTGGAGGTTTCGTTCTTCTTGTCACGGACAACCAGTTTAACCACGCCTGCCTCACCGACTGCAGAAAAATCGGGCAACTGATAGACCGCTGCTGCCTTCAGAAGACGATCTAGGTTTTGAGTAGAGAGGACAAAGCACACGTCCTCTGAGGGCAGTGTGAGGGTCTTCTCAGGGGGCGAAATGATGACATTGGGATCAGCAAAGAAATACTTGGACCGTGACTTACCTTCACGAATCACAACGTAATTATCATTCTCAAAGTCCAGTTCTGGATCTTTGTGAAGGGACATACCATTCAGAAATTGGTTCAAATCATAGATTCCAAAATCCTTTGGAAGTTCCTCAGTAATAGTTGCTTCGGCAAGAATATTTTTCATTACCGAAATAGTACGAATAGAGTTACCCTGTTTGAACATCAGAGATTGATTGATGTTACTGAAGTTCTTCAGCAGAGTAACAGTGGAGTCAGAAAGTTTCATAGTTTGAGGTTTCAGTTTCATAATCAACGAAATTCAGAAAGACCATTATCTTTGCGGGAATAATGACCATCAAAGTGAAGAAGAAGCATAGCATAATGAATGACTTTCATCAAGTCACGCTTATTTCGTCCATCCTTATCACCATAGCGACTGCCGTATTTTAGGATATTTGCTTGACAAAATCCAGGAGCAAGATCTTTGGCAGCCATCAAATCAATTGTTTGAATGTCTTTGTAGTCTTGATTGTGTCCGCAGTAATGACTGCCATAAGTGCTAGTTACATATTCTTCAATATCTTTAAGAATCTTATCTTCATTGTACTTCCAAAGATGGTTGGTTGGTTCGTTCATAACGGGCGTTTTTGTCAAATTAAGCATTCCTGTCTTTTGATTTTGAGACAGAATGAATTCGTATTGTGAATAAGGATGCTCGTCCATAATAAAAAGGAGATTGTATTACGATTCTACCTCAAACTTAACGTCTGTGTCAACCTTATCATAGAGATCCATGAATGCTTGCTTGGTTTCATCATCAAAACGGTTCAGACAAACTTGAATTGCCTTTGCTTTGTCACCAAAGATTTTGTATGCCTGAATGATGTGAACCAAACGACGGGTGGAGATTACTTCATCAATACCTCCATCATAGAAGGTCTTACGGATGATATCTGCCCAATCAGCAAGACGTTGACAGAATATAGAATCATCACAGAGTTTACTAAGAATCCGACTTTCAATTGCAGGAGAAGGGTATTCTTGCTCAAAAGTCACACAGAAACGTTCAAGAAATGCTTCATTAAGAACGTTAGTGCCGATGAAGCGACCATCATCAGAACCTTTACCCTTGGTGTTTGCAGTTGCAATCACATTGAAACCAGCAGTGGGTTTTACAAAGCGACCGATCTTTTTCAGGAAAACACCTTTGCCTTCCAGAATAGATTGCAGACACAGAATCTTATTAGATGCCAGATCAATCTCGTCAAGAAGCAGAACAGCACCACGCTCAAGTGCTTCAATCACTGGACCATTATGCCAGGCAGTTTCACCATTGACCAGACGGAATCCACCAATAAGATCGTCTTCATCAGTTTCAATGGTAATGTTGACACGAATCAATTCACGTCCCAATTGAGCACACGCTTGTTCCACACCAAACGTTTTACCGTTACCCGAAAGACCCGTAATGAACGTAGGGTAAAAGAGACGGGACTCAATAATTTTTTTAATATCACCAAAGTTACCAAACTTGACGAAGGTATCATCTTTACTAGGAATCAGATTTTGTTCGAAAGAAGGAATAACAGAGGGGGCATTAAAGGCATTTTCAATATTTTCCACAACTTTACTGGTTACTTCTAGATTCCATTTTCCACGACCAACTTTGTATGGTTCGATATATTTTGTAACAGTCTGATAAGAAATATCAGCAGAAGCACAGTAACCACGAACATCTGCAGCAATAAATTCAGAACCGTAGAGATTACGAAGGGCGTCAACGTGATTTGACATTTCAAGTGGTTTGTTGATTACTCTGTTATTATAGCAGGGATTCCGTCAGGCCATGGCAGACCATAAGACGGTTCTTCAAGTGTCACATCATCAAAAGGTCTTTCATAAACTTTATGAGAAGACACCCAAGATTTAAGTGCTGTTTTCATATAAGCAAATCCTTTCATAGGATCAGTATGATCCCCACATGTAAAAATATCACACACAGCCATTTCTTTTTCAGGCCATGTGTGAATTGAAATATGAGATTCAGCCAAAAGAGTAACTGCTGTTATCCCCTGTGGTTCAAATTGATGTGATACTGTATTCAAAAAAGTGGAACCACAATAATTAGCAGTTTCGTATAAAAGTTTTTCAATGAACATCCGATCATTGAGAAGCTCTACATCACACCTGTAGAGAGTAAAAAGTACATGTTTCAATTACCCTATCCAATTAGGTTTGCGTTCTGGCATACGAATGTAATTTGATGCTACCCATGGTTTGGATGCAATGTACATTTTATACGCAGTATAAGTATCTATACTAGAATCAAATTTGTACTCATCTGGCATAGCTCTGACAAATGGAGTTACTTTTGTAATCTTTCCTTTTGGAAAAATATAATAAGCGTGAACAAGAGTATTGTAACATGAATGGGTTTTTTTATACCTCAAATGATACTCATCACATAAGTTCATTCCCCATTTGATTAACCAGTAGGCATTATGAATACTTTCAGATGCCCATTTGGTACATGGATGATTTCTAAATGCTCCTTTTTCAGTTTGATAGGGAGTATTATCTTTTTTATAAAGAGGACCATAATTATGTCCCCATTTTTTAGATGCCACAATAGAAAGCATTTGGCAACATTCTAGTGGCATCTTTACGATATGTTTATCTGGCAAACAAATAGCACTCTCGGCAGGAAATGGATTTGTGACGAAGATGTTCATGCAACAAGTGTGACAAACTCTGAAAGAATTTTACGATTAAATTTTGATTTGTTCAAAGATTTTTTGAAAGCAGCACGAATTGTAGCTTTTCCAGCACCCTCTTCAACATCAAAAGAGGAATCTTCATGCAAATTATTGGAACTAATGACAAAAAACTTAGTGAATGAGGGAATAGAGATTGAAGCAGACTTTTCTTTTTTGAATTGAAATTGAATTTTATCGTGTTCATTTAATGAATACTCTCTAACAAATCTACTAAGTTGAGAAGCATTAGCAATTCGAATACCAATGAAGTTTACTTCGGGATAGTTGTCACTAAGATTTTTCAAAATTGCAGTGGTGTGATTTTCTCCTAATTTGTAGGTAGTGCGAAGTTTACGATCTCGAATGTAAATGTTATCGCCCCAACGAATGTGGTAAGGTTTGATCTCTTTTTGACCGCTATATCCATAACGTTCCGATGCATATGCAACAGGAGCAGCTTCACCATCAGTCAAAATAATTGTATGAAGTTTTTGAAGTTGATGTTTTGTTTTGAATGCGGGAATAATCTTATGCAAAGTCATCAATGCTTCATTCAGAGGTGTTCCTGATAACTGAAAAACTGGAGGGTAATCAACATGTCCAGAGAGATCATTGCTTACTCCAGTAGTAAGGCACCAAAAATTCACACACTGACGTTCAAATTCTTGAGCATTGCAATCACTATTGAGAAATTCAAGCATACGAAAGTTTTTATCAATCCAAAAAGTATCTTTGATTGGAGTTTCAATCAAACTTCTTAGATTGTATTCATCATCCTCATTGACATACCAGGCATTTGTAAATCCATAAACCTTGAAAGGAATTTTTACTTTACGGCAAAACCACACAAGATTCAGCATTTGCTTTACAGTTGATCCAATTGTATTTCCCATGGATCCAGACCAATCCAAAACAAAAATCAAACCATGATTTTTTCCATCTGCAAAGGTAGTTACTTTTTTGAACAAATCTTCATTGTACTTATACGTATGAAGTTTAGAACAATCAAGAACACCTGATCGAGAAGTAGAAGCACGGGCATAAGAATCTGCAGATTTCTTACACTCAAATTCTTTTACCAAATAATTAACTTCTTTTTGAGATTCATTTTTGTATTTTCGGTATTCTTTTTTGGCAGCACCAATATAATAATCTTTCATGGCATCTTCAACATAAATTCTATCCCAAAAAGTTTCAAGCACTTCATTGATTTGAGTATTTTTGATCACTGCTTTACCAAGAGGAATATTTGAAAGTTCAATGTACTTGAAATCCCTACGATGAGAGTCAATCAAATCCTTAAGTTTATCAGCAAGTCTTTCCATGGTACTCACAGAAGGATCTTCATTTAGGCGATTTTCATTGCCCTCTCTAAAATCTTCTGCGTTTTCACCAGGTTCCTCATTTGATTCTTCAGTTTTTGAAGAGTCATCGCTCTCACCATCTTCATCAAAAGAGGAGTCATCACTACTTTCAGTTTGACCTCCAGGTTGACCAGATTGCTGTTGATTTTGTTGAGGAGGAATTTCTGTTTTGGTTTCTTTTTCTAGTTCTTCTTTACAATATTTGTAAAGAAGTTCTGATGCACGAAGTACATCTTCAAACGTTTCGCACTGAGAGATTGTATCAACAACTGTTTGTTCTTTAGCGGTAAATTTAATTCCAAGGAAAGAACCAATTTTGAAATGTAAGTTGATGCGATCCGCAAGATTCATCTTGGAGATATCTTCATCGGCAAGCATGAAGAAATCCATCTCATGGAGTTCTCCATAACCTTTATAGAAGGTTTTTGAAAGACCAGGAAAACGACGTTTGATCAATTTTTCAATTCGAACATCTTCTACGACATTCAAAAAGGTTTGAGGTGCTTTACACTTTTCAGTCCAATCTTCATTAGGAGTATACAAAGCATGACCAACTTCATGCGCCACCAGAAGATCAAAGATAGTATCAGTTGCTTTATCCCAAATTGGAAGAGTCAGAACACGTGTTTCCACATTGAATTGTGCTGTCTGAACTTGACGATGCTCAACCAGAAGATTTTCTTGTGCTAGAAGTTTGGCAACAGTTCCTTTGACTTCAAGATTGATGGGCATCGGTCTTCCTTGTTTGTCTTACCATAATACGACGAAACCTCCCGCTTGGGGAGGTTCAGTAGACGGTTTTTCAACTGTCTGCGCCTGGCACGTGCCTGGCGCATTGCTTGTGGTTTGAGATGGCGTTTCTGATCTTTTTTGGAGTGATGCTGCCAATTTGGGACCTTCATGGGTCTGGTGAGATTTCCTATCCTATCTAGGATAGCAGCATGTTCTCTAACATGTCAAGCTCTTTTAATTTTTCAGTTCTAAGTTGATCTTTTGTTTTTGCTTTTGGTTTTTTAAAAAATCTTGCTAATGATTTTCTATTTGGATCTTCAACATCTACTTTTTTATTTTTTGACTCTCCACCAAATAATTTACCATAAGTCAGTGGTTCTTTTACCGTTTTGAAAGTCTTTGGATCAGAAAGTTTAATATTTCTTGCCAGAATTTTTTTCACCCTTGAAGTTTGTTGTTTATTTTCTGGAAAGTGAGTGTCAACATACAAATTTGAAGTTTGAACTAGAAGATCATTTTTTATTTCTTTTTCTCGATATATTCTTTCTTCTGGAGATAATGTAGACAATTTTATAGAAGTTTGAAATTCGATCAACAAATATTTTTTAATTGGATCTGGAAGATTTTTTATTCCATTAATTAGCAAATCAAATTCATTTATAACATTTTCTTCATTTATTTTTTCCCTTCTTTTATATTTTTCAAAAAGAGTTTCTTCTTTTACAGGTTGATTTTTATAACCTGGTGCTAATTTTTGTGCATCTTTTGCGGGAATAACAGTTTCAAAGTGAACTATAGGAGCGTTTTTTCCAGGAGTTCCAGGAATCAATCCAAATCCAGATTGGTCAAAAAAAGTTTGAACACTTTCACTTGCTTCTTTCTGAGCTTTGCTTTTTTCTGCCTGCTTACTACCCTTAGCATCATCATAAAGTGCTCCAACAAAATCAGTAACAAAACTAGAGACTAATTTTACAATTGGTTTATTCGCAATATCCGACGATGGACCAAATCCATAGGTATCTGGAATACGAATATTTCCTTCCTTATCAATATAAGGTTTTCCAGTAATATTATTATGAGTCCCCTTCGCTCCTATATTCCCACCCTGTTCTATTCCTCTGCTGGTTTGTCTTTGTAAATATTGATCTATAGGACCATCAATTTTAGGTTGATATCCCTTTAAGAGATATTCTTGTGTCGATGATGAGACTTTATTTTGCAATGGATTACTTTTTGTTCCGATAGAATTGGGAGGTAACGTATATCGACCATCAGGACCTTGAGGACCTAACTTCGTAGATCCTATTACATTTTTCACATTAGACAATAAATTTATTCCATCTTCAATACCATCAGTAATTTTTGTTATTGGCTTAGTAAAATCTTGTTTTGATATAGATTTTTCTATTGATCTAATATTCTCCCCAACTTTATTAATTGCTTTTTCCGTATTTTTACCAAATTCATTGAGTGCTTTTCCAACATTTTTTGCAAATGCAATCGCAGATTTAATAAATCCAGGATAATAATTTGGATCACCTAGATTATTTTGTCGTACAAGAACAGGTTTAGGTGGTCCTTCAGGAACCCCAGGAATTGCAGGTATTTCGGGAACACCTGGATCTGTCATTATTCTGTTTGGTAAAGGATTACCGTTCGCATCAGCAGCAATCCATAATGTAAATGCATATAAAGCATAATCTGCTTTTGGAGTGCTATTATTTGACAGATTTGATGGATAATATTGTGTAGCACCTTTGCAAGTTCCAAAAAGGCAATCTAATTGTCTCCAAAGATAAATTGTTTTTGTTATTTTACCAGGATAGGGCCATCTATAATAAGCCTCTGCATATGCTCTCCCAAGATCGGTGGAGGCATTCCCAAAAACGCCCACAGATGCAACTGATGTAAATCCACCAGAACTTAAGTATCCAACATAATTGGTAGATAACCAACCATCTCTTATTATAAATCCAACTGGAACTACACCTTCAGGATATGTGCCTTCAATTTGTCGTGTTGCAGCAACTTGTTCTCCATTATAAGTGGTGTATAGGTTTGCAGGCACATTCACTGGAGCATCAGGATCACTACCATCCCCTTGATCTCCCCACACAAAATCATCTGGATTAGAAATACCACCAGTTACATTTTCATAAGTTGGAGGAACTGCTGGAACTGCAGGAACTTCTGGAATTGCAGGATCACCTGGTTCAAATCCAGTCACAGTATAAAGACCGGTTGTTCTCATTGCCTCATTTAAGCGACAAATTTTTTCTTCAATCTCAACAAGAGGTTTTTTATATTTCTTTATCTTAGCAAAGGTGCCCATCAGAAAAAAAATCCTCTAGGTATTTATCTTTCTACTAAATCCTTTGACTTTCTCAAAGCGTATGACACTTTCAAATTTGTCATACAATCCCTCCTTATGAGAGATTACAAACACATTAGCATCACCAATTACAAACTTGATAATCTTTAGAAAATCATCTGTACCAAATCCATCAAGAGAACTATCAAATACCTCATCCATAATCAAAAGATTTGTATTGATGGAATTTTTGAATCTGGCAACTTCTCTCCAAGTAAAAAGAAGTGCCAAATCAATTCTCATTTTTTCTCCTTCACTAAAAGAAGCGTATGAAAAATCTGCATGAATTGGAGATTGAATACTTTCATTGAATTCTTCATCAAGTTGAAAATTGATAAAGAAATCCATCAGTTGAAGATAACGATTGACTTGTTTGTTGATGAAGGGGAGGTACTGTTTAATAATTTTGGTTTTGACTCCCCCATCCTTCAATAAGGAATACACAAAGTCGTGATTTTTAATTGATTCAGTCTTTGTTGCTAACTCTTCATATGTTCCCTGTAAAGACTCATTGAATGTTTTTAGTTTCTCGTGCTCAGCATTTCTGTTTTCAAGTTGTTCGGTAATTCTTTGAACTTCCGATTCCAGATCTCTGCATTGTCGTTGTATGCCAGAAACAATAGCATTGTTTTGAGTAATTTCATTAGTTAGGGAAGCAACCTCCTGTGTGAGTTCGGTAAAGCGGACCTCTCTTGACTCCTCTGTTTGTATTTTAGATTCTAAATCGCACAGACCTTCATGTAACTTTTCTATTGAAGCATTGAGTTCCGCTATTCTATTTACACGAAAATCTTGCTCAATAGATTGAGTACAGGTAGGGCAAACCTCATTATCAAAGAAAAACTTTGACTCTTCATTTGCGGTTTCTTTCTTTTGCTGAATTTGTGCTCTCAGTTGTGCGTACTTGAATAAAGTTTTACCTGCTCCCTCAAACTCTTTAATATGAACATTTACTTCTTCAATTTTTTTTGATAGGTCATCATTAGACTTTAGAAGAACAGTTGCTTCACCTGCAAACTTTTTTATCTTTTGCTTTCTATCTAAAATATCATCCTTACCTTTCTGTTCAATAGAATCTATGAATTCTTGCTGCATCTTGATTTTATCTTTCAAAGAATCTTTCTTCAAATCAAGAACATTCACATCATCCTTCAACATACGAATCTTATCTTTGATGAGATAATTCATTGAGGAAAAGATCTTGATGTCCAAAAGATCTTCAATAACTTCCCTCCGATGTGCCAAAGGAAGTTGCATAAAAGGTACAAAAGTACTACTACCCAAAATAACAATTTGAGTAAACGACTTAAAGTTCAATTTGAGAATATTTTGTTCTAACTGCTTTTGTTGATCATTGGAAGAAGCGTCCTGGTCAACCATTTTACCATCAACCCATATCTCAAACTTAGTCGGTTTGAGACCACGTATAATTTTATACTCCTTTCCTTTGATATCAAATTCAACCTCTACAACACAATCCTTTTCATTTACTGAATTAATAAGTTGAGGTTTATTGATCTTTCGAAATGGTTTATTGAACAACGAAAAGGTAAGAGCATCCAAAATGGTTGACTTACCAGAACCATTTGTTCCTATGATGATAGTATTTTCAGACTCATTTAGTTTTACTTCAGTCCATTGATTGCCAGTAGAAAGAAAATTCTTCCAGCGAATATTCTTAAATGTGATCATGAAAAGAAACTTTTGGAGGAACTACAATATCATTGGGAGTAATGATAGCATATCTTGTGGAAGAAAATTCGCAAGCTTTGACCATCATTTCATCATCGACTTCGATAACATGCATGGTTGGAAAATCATCTTCCTCTAACATCATAGCATATCTCATAGCATCATCCTCTTCTTGGAACAGGTATAAAACCTGATCTCCATCATCATTAACTACAGAATATGCACCTTCATCTTCTTTACCTTCTATGGTAAGAACAAACACGTTAGAATACCTCACATGCTTCTTGATAGATATTTTTTATAATATCTTTTACGGCATTCTTATCTATATCAGTTTCGGATTCATCAAGGTATCGACTCAATATTGTAAGAGTGTCTTCTGATTGCTCTACTTCAAAATTTTCGTTTTCATTTATTGCAAAGTTTTCTACGATTTTGAGATCTGCAACACCAGAACTCATAACTTTGTCAATATACTTTTCAAAATTCTTTGGATCTGTCTTTTTACGAACAATAATTTTTACAATTTTATTTTCAAAATCGGACACATTGAATGTTTGATAAGGAGTGTCATCATAATACAATCTATAAAACATTCTAAAAGGATTATTGATTGGGGTCACTTCCAAAGTGTTTGTATCAAAGATATGAAATCCTCTGGTTTCCTCCAAATCACTCCAATAAATTTCATATGGATTGCCAAGATAATGAATATTATCATCACTACTTCTGTGATGATAATGTCCAGAAAATACTTTTTTGAATTTTTTATATGGAGATCTATCAGCACCATGTTCCATCAAATGAACTCTATTGGCATAAAAACCAGTAAGTTCCAAATGCCCCATAACAACTGGAGAAGTTGTTTTTTGTAAAGTTTTATATGTCAGTTCTTCATTCTCTTGATTAATCCAAGGCACAAAAAGAACATTCAATTTGTCCAATGTTACTTCTGTTGGTTTTGAATATACATTTACATTTTTATATTCTCTAAGTAGAAGATCAACCGCATTCACATCATTTGTGTTTTTATAATATGCCGTATGATTTCCAACGATAGTATGAACTGTGATACCCATTTTTTCTAGAGTATCATAATAATTATCCTTTGCCCAAGCAAGAGCAGAAAAATCAATACCTTTACGACTATCAAAGGTATCACCCATATCAATAACTGTGGTGATACCTTCCCGTTTTATGGTAGGAAAGAATACTTCATTATAAAACTTCAAAAAGAAGTCATGAAACAATTTGGAATTTTTACGAGCACCAAAGTGTTGGTCAGTAATTACGGCAATTTTCACGAACGAAGTTTCAGCTGTACGTTGTCCTTGATGGAATTATAGTCGGAATAGTTGCTCCCGTCAAGTGTGTTGTTATCTACAAACACCTCATCGTATCCAGACCTTTCAAGAATCTTATTCTTGATTTCCAACTGCTTCTTTTCTCTTTGAATTCTTCTCAAAAAAGCGTAGTGAATAATTTGAGTAAAGTAAGCAAAAGGATTCTGCGATTTCTCTGGATTGAAATTATTGATATACTGTACACAATTTTCAATTCCATCACAAACCATGTCATCCTTGAACATATAATTGACAAAGTTTGGTTTGTATGATAGATGAGTTGCAATTTTTAGAAAGCATTCCCCAATATAATTTGGAATACGTGGTTTTGGCAGACCCTGTTCTTGTGCCACAACGATTTCTTTTTTATATTCGATGATAGCCGCAAGAAATTCTTTATTGTTTACGTAATGCTCTGACCTCTTACGGGTTTTAGGCATGTTAGTTATTAGCATGTATAAGTTTTAATTTATAACGTAATATCATTATAGCACAAACAAAGGGCTTGACAAGTCCCCAAAATGTGTGTAGACTACCTTTGTCCGGGTTGAAGAGATAATTATATTCTATAGAGTTTCTCTAAGATCTCTTTAGCTTCAATCACACTAGATATATATCCCATTTTACGATTTAGTGTTTCTTTGTTTGGAGTTGAACTATTTGATGAAGATTCACGGACGTATTGATGATAAACAGAGATTATTTCAATATTATTATTTTCAGTAATTGTTACAACTCTGTTCATATCAATGATGAACAAATCTTCATCTGTAGTTTTTATCCAAGGTTCAACTTTCCAACCAACAGTCCCATATTTTTTTAATTTAATTTCTTCTACTATAATTGGATGAGAAAGTAGAAGCAAAGTCCTATCATCTTCATCACATACTGCAACTTTTGAAAAAAGTTCTTCACCAGTTATAAGTTTAATGGTTGCGTAAAAATCTTCTTCCATGTTATTTTAGATTGACGGTGATGATTTCGTAGTTGAAGTTTTCCTCATTGTAAATTCTAATACGTTCTATCAAATGATTTAGAGTATAATTTTTTTTAGAATTATGAGTGCAATCATCTGCAATGTCAAAAAGAATTGCTTTTGTTTTATTATTGCCTTTACGCAAAACTCTTCCAATACTTTGTAAATTACGAATTCTCGATTTACTAGGTGATGCAAATATTACATTATGAAGATTTTTAATGTTAATACCTGTGGAAAAAGTTCCATAACTAGCGACAATAATTGCATTATCTTCTGACTCAGTAATGGTTCTAACTTCCTCACGTTCTTGAGCATCCACTCCACCATGTACGAAGAAAACCTTTCGACTTTCATTCGCCTTTTTGTTATTTATTTCCTTATAAAGGATCTCACCATGAGTTTCGACTCTACTGTATAATACGAGAGTGTTTCCTTTTAGATCTATTGCAAGATTTGTAATGAACTTATTTCTTTGTTCATGAGTAATTAAATATTGAATTTCGTCTTCATAGGTTTCAAATTTTTTTGGAGAATGTTTGAGTACAATGCAGTTGATATCAAGTTTGGATAGGAATCCTTTCTCCATCAATTCTTCTGTACGAATAATCTTGTATGATGGACCGAATAATCCTTCCAATACCCATTTATGAGTTTGAGTTCCATCAAGTGTTCCAGTAAATCCAAACCTATACTTTGCAGTATGAAGTTTAGTCATGATTTGAATCAAAGACTTTGATTTGAAAAGATGTGCCTCATCTCCAATTACAACATCGTATTTTTCAAACCACTTCCTTTCAAGTTTATAGATAGATTGCCACGTGGTAATAGTAATTGGACGATCATCAACCTTTTCACGACCAGAATAGATTAGGTGACAATAAGATTCTGCATCCCAACCATAGTCCTGAAAGTCTTTATACATCTGTTCTACAAGACTGGTCGTTGGAACAACTAGAAGTATTCGTAAATTCCTTTCTGAATAGTATCTTACGATTGAATAAATCATCAACGATTTGCCTGAAGCAGTGGGAGATATCAATAGTCTTCTATTGTGCCGTAAAGCATCGTATACTCCCTCTACTTGATACTCTCTTGGAGAATGAGAGCAAATAGATTTCATATAATTTTCTACACCCTCCTTTGAAATGTCTTCATTTACTTCAAAAGGAGTTCCAAAAAATTTATTGTCTACAAACTTATATTCGTATCCGTAACGTTTGCAAAAAGATATAAGTTTGTCTAGAAGTCCAACATAAATTTCGCCTGTTGCTGTAGAGAATAGGCGAATTTTTCCGTCCCAATATTTGTTTCTATATTGAGGCATAAATTTTGCACCTGGAACATCAAATGTAAATTCATCCGATAGTTCTTGATAAACGTGAGGTTCTGCGTTTACTTTAAGATATACTTCATTTTTCTTTTCAATACTAATTTCAACCATAACCTGCTACAAATTTTTGCCACTCGATGGCATTCTTTATCTGATAAGTGCGATTACTTATCTGTTTGAGAATGCTCTCAATATAATTTAGCATTGTTTCATAATAGTCAATTTTGAGATTGATATTCATCAAAGATTCATCTGCATCCAGGTACTTTGTAAGAGTATCTTTATCTCGTATTTTTTTAGGAAATGGATTCTCTACATATACCTCTGGATCTGCCTTTCCAGAATAGTATTCATATCTGTCATGTCTAATATTTTTACGTTGCTGTTCTGCTTTTTTACGCAACAAAAGCACGCTATTGAATAGTTCATGATATTTTGCGTGTAAAGAAGGTATTTTTAGTGATTCTTCGTGCAAATTATCTTGATCAATCTGTGAGTCTTTTTCCCACATACTTTGTATAGTTTCAAGATTCATAAAGGATTGCCAGCCAAGTCGGTGATAGTATATAAAGTATACTTGAAAGTTACATCTGCTGTAAAGTATTCAATATCATTCTCTGTTGCATCAAATTGCAGAGTAGAAAGTGATACTGGAAACATTCCATAAAACTTTACAAGGAATTGTGGGTTCAAAGTACTATTAAGAACTTCAAGGGTTGCGTCAGAATATAGAACTTCTTCTGATTTATAAAATTGTTGATTGTAAAGGTCTGAATTTTTGCCAGAAATTTCAGAATAAATTTCTCTCAAACTTTCTGGAAACCCCATTCCTCTCATCCAATTTTGCAACTGCATATAATTGGAAAGATCTTCATCAATCAAAAAACGAAGATTGAAATCTTGAAATTCTAATTTGTCCCCTGGCCTAGGTATATCTTTTAGATATGTCGGTTGAACAGCAACTCCCAAATCAATTCCTGGGATTTGTGCAGTATTTGAAAAAAAACTTACCTTTGGACAACGTTGGATTGTAAAATTAAATCCAGTCGGAGAAAGATAATTTCTATTCTGTATTTGCTTATCGTATATTGAACGTGCCATTAGTTCCGCAGGTCTCCATCATGCTATTTATTTCTGTGCCATCCCTCTGGTTCTGTGGCATGTATCCAATCTTTCAAATCACTTACATATTTTCTTAATATCTCTGCTTGTTCGTGATGAAAAATATCGCCTGTGGATAAATGAAGTCTTGAATGCAAGTCTATTGCGTCTAGACACTTCTTTATGATTGGGTTCCAGGGTTCCCTAAAAGAAGTATTCCATTCCCTTGCCATATAATTGAATATGGGAACAATCTATTTAGAAAAAAAGAGGGTCCTTTCGGACCCTCTGATGCACTTCCTTCACACAAGTGAATTATAGCACAAATCACATTAGGTTGGTAACCTTGACTCTTCTGTAGTAACGGTTCAGAGAAGGAGCAAGGCGTCCTAGACCCTGATCAGTACCTTCAGCGAATGGGTTGGCAACTAGACCATAACGGGTCTTAAAGCCAATCTTAGGCTGGAAGTTGTTCTCACCAACGGCACGAACCATTTGGAGAGGAACATAAGGGCAGTAGAAGATACCAGCGTCATAAGGTGAAGAACCCTTATAACCAACAACGTAGTACTGATTAGCAGCAACGTTAGCAGCATATGGGTCAATATAGACGCGATACTTACCATTGATGGTTCCAGCAAAGGTGTTGCCAGTGTCATCAACGTTGAGGTTAGCGTTCAGAGCAGGGGTGTAATCAAGTACACCAGCCATGGTTAGGGCAGAAGCAACGTCAGCAGAAGTCATGATGATGTTGCCCTTTCCTCTACGAGTTCTCTGAGCGATAGCGTTGGCATCACGCTCAATCTGGAAGAGGAGACCCTTGAACTTCTCAACTGACCAACGACCGTTGGAGTCAACGTCAAGGTTGAACTCACCAGCGGTAGCGGTGTTGACGGTAGCACCCTGTTCAGCAACCTTGTAGATGGTTCTGATGACTTCACGGTTGATCTCAGCCAGAATCTCAGTTGAGAGAATGTTGGCAAGTTCAGCCTCAGCATTCAAACCATGAATTGCCTTAAGGTCTTGAGCGAGTTCTAGTGAATACTCAGCTTTGAGAGCACGTGACTTAGCAGTAACGGTAACTTTCTCGATTGAGAAAGCCATTTCGTTGAAAGCATTGGTGGTAGTGCCATCAAGTGCTTCAGCATCAGCAGTACCCATGCCCTGACCAACGTTGTACTGCGTTGAAGTAGCAGCACCAACAGGGTTCAGAACTGAAGGGTTAGTGCCAGTCTGTGAAGTAGTACCGAAACCAGCAGCAACATCAGAGAAGTAGCTGGTGTTATCGAAGCCATGATCCATACCTGAGAAGGAGGTATCAGCTTCGTTATAGAAGGCTTCAGTGCCACTCATTCCTGGAGTACCAGGAGCAGCATAGCGTGAACGCATTGCAAAGATGAGTCCAGTAGGACCGTTCATTGGTTGAACGCCAGCGAGGTCATAAGCGACCAGGTTGGGCATTGCACGTCTGATCAATGAGATCAGAACTGGATCGAAACCAGCAACAGGACCAGCACTAGCAGCATCAGCACTGAAACCAGCGGCTGAAACTGAACTATTGGTATTGATGGTTGGAGTTTCCATGAGGTTCATGCCACTATTGAAGGCATGTTCTTCACGGAGGAATTTCTCTTGGTTCTCTAGCAGAACAGCGGTTACAGCTCTACGATGGGAGTCTTGAATGCCTCCATCATGATCAAGAAGCGGCTTCCACTTTTCTACCAGATGCTCTGAATGGAACATTGGTTTTTACCTTTGGTAAACGTTTGGGTTTGTTAATCTTAAATTCACTTGGTATTCATCTTGCTGAGCATCTCGATGTAGGATGACATACCACCAGTAGGAACTTCGGTATGATCTACACCTTCAGATAGGGTATCAGCAGTTGATGATTGAGTCACTGATCTGGTATTAGAGAAATATGATTCTCTCAGTGTGACCAGTTTTTCTCTAAACGATTCTTCACCATCAAACTCAACACCTTCGGCAAGTGAAGCGAGCTTCTCTTTCTGGGTCTCAGCAAGACCTTCAGAGACATCAGCAAGAATTCCATCAGCAACCGACTCTGCGAGACGGCGATTGAGGGAAATATTCTTTTCGATTTGCTCGTTGAGTTTAGTCTCCATGTCATCTAACTTATCTGCCATGGCAGACAAGACATCATATTTCTCTTCAGGAATTGATACATAATGTTCTTCAAAAAGTGACTTCATACCTTCTAAGAAGGATTCAGTCATTTCAACTTTAAGTCCTCTTTCTACAGCGATTTGATTCTCTGAGATCCACTCATCTGCAACATACTCTAGATAAGAATCAACACGCTCTTGAAGTTCTACTTTGAGTTCTTCTACTTCCTCTGCAAGAGCCATAGCATATTGCTCTTCCAGGGATTCTCTGATTTCTGCTACCTTAGACTTAAGGGCAGCTTCAAAAATGGTTTTTGCTTTTTCCTTGAACTCTTCTGAAAGTTCTTCTCCACCGAGAAGAGCATTGACATCTTCTTCGACATCAATTTCTTCTTCTACGATTTCATCTTCATCTTCTTCAGTTTCATCAACTTCGGATAGCACTTCTTCATCATCAAGTTCTTCTTCTTCTTTCATACCTTTCATGCCATCGGCACTCTTGGCACCTTTATTCACAACATCACGAACTTGCTTCAAAGTCCCACCAGGAGTTTTCAGTTTTGCACTATCGTCATCAGAACGATAGTTTTCTGGGGTAGGACCTCCCAAATCCTCTACGCTGCCTAGTTGAGTGCCAGGGTCTGCCATTTTTGGCATGGATTCGGCAGCCTTTGCACCAGCATTAACAGCGGTTTTGGATTGCTTTGTGCCTACTTCCATTTCTTGTAGATTTCCACGCGACATTTGAAGTTCTCCGATTTAAACCTTTGTATTAGTCTATATTTATTTATAATTAGATATTTTGTAAGAAGTCATTAAAGAGACGTAATTTATTCTCATCAAGTCTCTTTTGATCAACTAAAGTATTGATCTCTTTGTATGTCTTTTTAGCGTATGCTTCACGCAATACGCCTCCATCCCATACCCACTCTTTTCCTTCCATAATACCTTCAACAAAAGCATCAGGAGCAGAAGGATCGGCAACAATATCAGCAGCAGTTGCTAACATGAAATCATCGCTGACAACATTGATTCCCTCTCTTGTTAATTTGAGAGAACCAATTCCTCTAGAAGAAACCCCCAGTTTTACACCTTCATCAATAAGAGAAGATGCAATCTTTCCCATTGGAGTATTGAGAATTTTCGCTTTGCCAATAAAATTGTTACCACTTTCTCTGAGTGAAATAATTTTGTGAGAAACTCTATCAAGGTTTACCGTTGGACCTTCTGGATGTCCTAGTTCACCTAGAGCTCTTCCTTTCATCACATGATTCTCATTGTATCTACCAACTTCACGCCTGAGCGTTTCCATTGGATACATACGACCATTGCGGTTTTTGATATTACCTTGGAGGAAGATTCCTTCGATATAGAGTTGTTTCTTGCCGTTTTTTGACTCGACAAGAAACTCAACTGATTCGATTTCTTCTGTGATGAGCTTCATTTTTATGCCTGAGATGAAATTTGTATTTCGGCAATACTGAGTGGTGCCGCTGAAACTGTACCTAATGCAGAAATTTTTATGCTCCTGGCAACGGTAGCACTGGTAAGTGCAATACCTGTTATTGCTGAACTATTATGAGAAATGGTAATCGAAGAATCTGTTGTTGCCGTGACAAGATTATGTGTTGTATTAATGCCTGCAGGATGTGCATTTTCAATCGTTACATAATCCCCAACTAAAAATGGATTACCAGCATTTTCAGCAAAAGCAATAACTGTGGTTGTTCCTGTTGTAATGCCAGAAATTCTTTGTCTTGCAACTCTCTCTTTTATAATTTCAGATCTTTGAGTTGGGACATGGAAAGAATTAATCGTGGCAACAGGATCTCCACCGATATCAAGATAAACTGCGGTTGCTGCTGTTGATACTCTAAGGTATCCAGTTTTTAGTGCAATGCCACCGGTTGTAGTTGCAGCACCAGAACCTGCAGTAAGTTGATTATATGTTTGTACAATCTTTAATGCCATCACTCTTCCTCTTCGGATTCTTCTTCATAATCATCTTCTTCAACTTCTTCATCATCTACATCATGCTCTCCAAACAAAGATGAAGCAGCATATGGTTTCATACCATCAACTCTTTCAGATGCTTTTGAAAAGAGAATCTCCTTCATTTTATCTGAAATAGAAGATGGAGATTCATCAGTCACCATTAAATCCATTAATTCTTCCATTTTATTAATAAACAAAGACTATATTTATTTATATTTCACCACCTTTGGGTGTTTTTACTTCTGTTGTACTTCCTTGAGATTCTAAATCTGGTTCCATTACTGGTTTGCCTAGGTCTGGACCAGCACCAACTGCTCCCTCTTGAGCACCCATTTGTCCAACCCCATCCATTGCCATTGCTGCTTCCAATGGATCTACAATGATTCCATCTTCAATTTCTTTTTTGATCTTTGCATCTTCTTCAAGAATGTCTGCATCTGTTTGACGAATAATCTTACGACGAACATAATCTTGTGAGAAGTACTTGCCAATGTAAGGTTCTGCTAAGGTTGCAAGATTGATTCTATTTTCCATCAATTCTGCTTCTTTCAATTCGGAAAAATGATTATCATATAGGAAGTCAAACTGAATATGTTCAGACATTGACTCCCAATCTTCTGGGGTAATGATATTTTTAAGGAGAAGTTGTGTCCTCAACATATCAAGGAACATAGCAGAAAATCTTTTTCTTAGACGACCAACAAACTTACTGAACTTGAGTTCATCTCTTAGAATTTCTGACGAACGTCCAAGGTTGAAACCACCATCTCCTTCAATACGAGAGATGGGAACATTTAGTGATTTGTAAAGTTTCTTTTTGAAATATTCAACGTCTGTTAGTTCACCAAGATTCTGTCCACCAGGAAGAGTTGTAATTTCTGTACCACGACCACCCTCTCTACGTGGTAACCAAAAATCTTCCATCATAGACATAAACTTTTTATCATCACGAATTTCACCAGTCGCAGCATTATAAACTAGTTTATTTCTATAACGAGACATTACATCACGCAAGTATTGTTCCGCTTTTACTTTTGGAAGATTGCCTACATCGATATAAAAAATTCTACGCTCTGGAGCACGAGATAGTCTGTAGATAACGAGACTATCTTCAATCATACGAAGTTGATTGAGTGCTTTGATTGCTTTGTGTAGATATGAAAGTGTTGATCCTTTATTTCTATCTACAAGACCAGATGTGCAATATGTAATTGAGTCCTTTGAAAATCTAACTCCCTTTTGATCTTGAGCAGCAGCTGGATTTCCTACAGGGTAACTGAGTTTTGGAGTATAAATGAAATACTCTTCAATCTCTGGAAATGCCTGATCCACTGAATTTAGATCTGTTTTTCTAGCAATAATTCCTTGATCCTTTGTGGTCTTTTTTGCATGACGAACATAACGCATTTTTGCTGCATCAATGTATCTCAACTCCTGAATTCCTTTATCAGGTTTTTTAAGATCAATTACTTTGTGGTAATATAGTCTACCATCTACATACCAGTTTCTATAAATTTCATGAGACTTTTTATCAAAATCCAATAGATCTTTGATAAATTTAAACTCTTCTCTTATTTTTTTCTTTATCCCATCCGAAGCATTGAGATTTGATAGTTCAATTTCTACAGGACTGTCGTTGAGATCACTTACAATTGCTTCATGTACAATATCTTCAATGGCACTGTCCACCTCTGGGTGCAGTGCCATTTCTCTATAACGACGAATAAGTTCAACTTCGTTTTTATATGTGCCCTCTAAGTCAATATAAGAACCAAAAAATCCGGAAGTAATATAGTGGTCATTCCCGTCCTCATCACTTGGAGGAACAGGACTGACCACTGATTTTGATACTTCATCAGTATCCTCAATTGAAAACCCGAATAATTTCGCCATCGTGTAATTTTGTCGTATGAACTATTTATTAGTTCAACGCACCAGGTCCACCGTCGATTTCGAAATATTGAACTTGTAGTTCAACAGTGAATTCTTCAACTGTGTCTCCAGTGTCATATGACAGAGCAATTTCAGAAACTGATGTTGGGAAGATATCGTAAAAACGATATGATCTCAGTACATTAGCCTTAGTCTGTGTTACTCTTCCTGGACCTGCATCTGGAACTGCCGTAGTGGTTTCTATTTGCCCACTAGTTCCTCTTCCAAGTTGATACACATACGCATCTTTCATGTAAGCATTTGGATTAGATGCGCCAGTGTTGTTAGACAACTTGCTGATACCGTTCATCCAAGTTTCAAATGCGTGACGAATTCTGAAGTCTTCGTCATTGATAACAGTGATGGTCCAAGGATCAAAGGTTCTGTCTCCAGCAACTTTTAGAGTACGACCTCTAAAAGGAACATCGATTGATGCAACGTTTGAAGCAGGAAGGTTAGCTCCTTTGCACATGAAGGTTAGATCCTTCAGCATTTCTCCATCTTTAGTAACATAAGATGGGAATTCTGGAATCGTAACTTCAAATAAATTGGGGCGTGCCCCACCGCCTTTTAGGACGGATTTGAAGTTCGAAATAGTTTTAATTGAAGGTGATTCTGCCATTGGTCTTTGCTCTCAGGTGATCTTCGTGAATTAGACTCTACCAGCGACTTCCTCAAAGCTGACACCAGTTCTGGTGGCAACAAAGGTGAGGGAGACGTAGTTGATCGACTTGGCGGGCTTCAGGAAGATGTCCGCTCTGAACTCATTATTGTCAATAACATCAGGTGTGTTATTTGTTTCGTCACAAATAACCAAGAAGTCGTAAAGACCTCTCTTAGCTTGAACATCGCGGAGATAAGGTTCTACGATGTTTACAAAGTTCGCTCTTGTGATTTCATCGTTGAGTTCAAATAGTTGCGCTTTAGCAGCACCCTCTAGAGCTTGCTCCACAGTCAGGAACAATCTTCTAACGTTGATTCTATCAAACGCGGAGGCATAACCAAGAGCAGTCTTATCACCGAAGAGCAGAATTCCGATACCAGGTTGGAATGAAATTGGATTTACACGAGCCTGATAAAGTTCATCTCTTTGATTTTGATTTGGATTGAATGCAAGTTTAATTGCATTGTTCAACACACCACGCTGTTGTCCAGCAGGTGAGAACCATGGGAACGCTCTAATATTAGTACGAACCATGAGACCAGCAACGTCAGCGTTCGTTGGAACGTAACGGAACTGATTATTGAATCTATCGTAAGTATACTTATAACCAGAATCAATGATGCCATAAGATGAAGATCTAATACCGTTAGCAAATTTGATAATGTTTGCTGCTTGTGTATCATCATCAATAACTCCAACAACACCATCTCTATGTGGAGAAATGGTAGCAACACAATCAAGTCTTTCTTCAGCAATGGAAATAAGTCTGTTTGCTTTTGCTTGAGACTCTTCAATTCCATTGATGCTTGGTCCCATGATTAAGTAATCAACAGCAATCTCTTCCTTATTGCGGAAAAGATTATATGAAGTAATTAGATCTCCAAGAGTTGCTTTATGTCCTCCAGCAGCACTGTAATCAACACCACCGCTAAATGCATATCCAACATTACCAATTGCAGAGAACGTAATGCCCTGAGCATTTTGTCCCCATAGACCTTCAGAAGTTGTAACTGGAACAAAAGCAGTAGAGAAACCAGTTGCTCTAGGAACAGTATTCCAGTATGTATCTGGATCGGCAGATGGATTTACACCCGCATAAGCATAACCAGAGAAATCTGCGAGGAAATCCTTGTACCAGATTTTCTGTGGAGCATTTACCGAAGAAACGGTATCAAGTGCTTTGGAAAGAGAAGAAAACTTCTCAACAATGTTTCCTTGAATTCCAGTTACTGCACCTTCATCATCAACAATACAAATATTGATACCATCATTGTATCCTTGACGCTCACTTACGTAATTATTGCTTACTGGTTTTGGTGCAATAGACTTCCAGAAGATGTTTCCATTTACAATTGGAAGTTGTTGTTGATCGTACCAATCAATAGCTGTAGCAGCACTTCTTCCTGTTCCAGTTACTGTTCCAGAACTATCTTTGAAAACTAGTGAAGTATCATCTTGGAAAGTGCTACCAATTGAGATTGAAGCAGCATCACTATTCTTCTCATAAGAAATTCTAGTCTCAGTTGCGCCAGCACCAACGGTTTCTACACGTGAGAACCATTTAACATCAAAGGTTGAATTTCCAGCATTGGAGTCAGTCTTTACTCCAGTAACAATACCCTTGAGGTAACCAGTGAATGTGGAAATAGTTCCGGTTGATGCATTTGGTAGAACTAGGTTGCTCAGACCCATGGTTACAGCGTAACCAACAGTGATGCCAAAACCAGCAAGACTTGTAGTATTGATGCCAACGGTTTGGTCGGCAAGATCGTCAATAAAGCATACTTTCAGACCATTTGCCCATCTACCTGGGGTTTTTGCAGCAAAAGTCCAACCAGTATCAGATTGATAGTTCTGCTTATAATCGTCGTAATTTTTAATCTTCAGAGATGTATCTGAAGAAACATCGCTACCAGCATTAGCATTATTGAGGGTGGCACCATTAGTTCTTACTACTTTTAGAACGCCACCATACGATAGGAAAGAACTAGCACACATCCAATACTCATATTGAGCATCCGTACTAATTGGTTTTCCAAAAACTTCAATAAGTTCTTGCTCTGTCTCAATGGTATATGGTTCGTCTACAGGTCCTCTTTGAAAAGGACCGCAGATAGCTCCGATATTATCTAAAACGTTTTCTGCTCTACCTACAGTGAGGTCAACCTCCCTGATAAGTACACCAGGAGACAATAATGCTACTGCCATTTGATTCTCCTAAAGGTCCATTTTTGTCTAAAAATATTTATAATTAAGACCTTTTACAGATAGTCCCACATGTATGAACGATCACCATACTCATCAGTAAACCATCTATCTCCATCAGCATCAACAAAACTATTGGTATCTGTTAGTCCATCATCCAAAAATCCGAAAGGAGACATATCTTGTTCAATCTGATTTTTTTGTTCTTCATACAACCTCTTACGAACATCTTGATCCGTAAGTTCTTTGAAGTAATCTTGAGCAACTAACCAAGCATATATGACCAAACACATTGCAAGGTCATCATTACATCCTTCTTCTGCCTCAAAGGAATTATGCTTTGATATAAAAGTAGTTAGTTCTGATATTACTTCATAATCTTTGAATAATAATTTGTCGGACTCAATCATTGTTTTCAAATTGAGTGAACCAACTTTTTTTACAGTCTTAGACATCTTGACGCCAAGTTGTGTTTTCTTTCCACTAAAACCTTGTCCAACTATTTGTCCTGCTCGTCCTCTCATAGAACACATGAGAAGATTTTGATATTCCAAATCATACTGTAAGATTGATGCTACTTGATCTCCAATATCATTAACCTCACATAAAATAAAGGCATTGTTGTATGCTTTACAAGTTTCCCAAATAATGTTTGGAAACAGCATTGGTTTGATATCATTCTTTCGGTATTTCACCACAAGCTTGTGTGGGAAAGATGTGATATCAATTACTACAAATGCAGAGTAATCTTCACCAACTCCTCTTGCTACGTCAACCGTACAAACATAATCATGATTTGAAATTGGATCTTCATAAACATCCAAACCTTGATTTGATTTAATGGGAGTATCATAAATCATGCTCCTTAATTTTGCTGGAGCAATTAGCGTATCAACAGATCCTAAGAATTCACATTCAAATTCAACTTTGAATTGCTGTTCGCTAGTGTTTTTGATTGTTTGTTCTCGCCAAGCTTCATCTCTTCCTGGAACTTCAGACCAATGAACTTGAGTGGGAACGTATTCATTTGCACCTCTTTCCGCATCATGCCACATGCGATAGAAGTGATTCATACCCTTGGGGGTAGAAACAATAATAATTTTTGTGGATTTACCAGATGAAATTGTGGGATAAACTGAACTAAAGAAGTCATCAGCAATATGATTTGGAACGAACGCAAATTCGTCCAAGAAAATAATGTTGAAGGTCATACCACGAACAGCAGCAGCCGATGTAGATGCTGCTAAAATTTTGCTTCCATTTTCTAATTCAATGTTACCTTTATTCCATGCCAAAACACCCTGCTGCATCCACTTAGGAAGATTCTCATATGCAGTGGCTAGTCTTGATAATAGGTCTCTGGCAGTAGATGCTTTGTTTGCCAGAATACCAATATTAACATTGTCGTTGAAGACTAAGTAATGAAGAAGATATGATACCGACGTAGTAGACTTACCAGTCTGACGAGGCATCATACAAATATTAAATCTATTTTCATGAAATCGTGATATCAATTTCTCCTGAAATGGCCACATCTCAAAAGGAACGAGACCTTCATCAACGTTAACAATTTTGATATAATTTCTAGCAAAATATACTGGATCTTCTTTACACTTAATAAACTCCTGAATTTGCTCAGCAGTAAATTCAATTTTTGTGTTTGCTTTCTTTAGATTGGGATTACCAAGATATACTTCATTTGCCATAAATCAGATCCACTTTGGCGGATTATGTGGGCATTTTGCAAATGGAAGTTTAGTTTTTATTTCCATAAAGCAATTACAAATAGCACATCTTTTATACTTTCCTTTTAGATATTCACACGATTCGCAAATTTTCATTCGCTCTTCAGCAGTCATCTTTTCCATGTTGTTCATCATATGCTTCTTTCAATATATATCCAACACAAATAATAGTACCAATCAAAACTAACCCAACGCCAATATTTACAGACCAAACTACATCATTCATTTTCTTCATCCTCATCCTCATAGGTTGAAGGTTCCTCAAAGAGTTCTTGCATTTTTTGTTGAATAACTCTTTGTTGTAATTGAATCAAGTCTTCTTCTTTGATCTCAATACTCATGGATGATCGTTTTCTAACTCTGTTAATCTTTTTTCCCAAGTGGTTCCTTTTTCAGAACCTCTTTTAGGATTTATACAAGTATCATCTCCAAAATTATTGCAGACAAGTCCAGCGAGGTCATCTTCATTTCCTGGTTTATTTGTGCCAGTCCAAAAATGCTGTCCGTTTATCCACGTAGCACCACATTTAGGGCAGGTTTTAGTGTTCATTTGAAATCCTTGAATTTGGATGGGTGAATAAGTTGTCTTTCCAACTGCTTCTTCATCATCCACATTCTAATCTTGACATATGCATAGCGCAACTGCAGGTCAAGATACACAAAAACGCGCATGGTTCCTTCAAATCCTGCATAGATGATCATGCAAGCAATAATAGTAATAGTCAAATAAAGACTAAGGATAGATGGGTCCATGAAGGCACAGAGCTATTGAATAATAGTATCTATATGATACACTTTTTCTTAACAATTTTTTGTATCAACCGCCACTATCGTTTTGAATTAAAAGTATATCAAAAGCAGCAGTGTATCTACCATTATTACTTCTAGTAGTCAGTCTTACATCAATATCGGAGTGTTGTGGAAGTTCCTGAGGGAAGGAAAACTTATAAACATACTCTCCACCAGAACCACTAACTTCAAATGTATGCCCTACTCTAAATGACTGTCCAATTGTATTATATCTTACCATCATAAATCCAGTTGCATCAGCACCTGACTGAGCAGAACAGACTCCTTGATACAAGTATCCCGTATATCCATTAGGAACCGTGTATATTGCCATCAAAGTTTGTCCAAGTCCTGCGGTAATTCTAAGAACTTCTGTACCACCTCTAGAAAAATTTAATTGTCCTACATTTGTAGTTCCGGTTTTTACATATCCACGAAATACTCTTTTAAAAATTTTAGTTCCTGTAACAGTTCCAGAACTTGATAGTGTAAAATCCTCTTCAATTTGATCCCAATTGGAATCTAGTCCAACAATAGTTATAACTTTATCATTATCGTCTGCACCAACTTGTGCTGCTACAAGAACTCCTGGAGTATTAAAAGCACTCCAAGGATATAGAGTATCTGCTTTATCCCACACTGTTGCAGTTGTATTTGTTGATTGTCCTGGAGTTGCACCAAACTTATGAAGTGTTGATGCTCCACGAACTTTCCCACGAGCAACATTCAAATCAAATTGTTCATCCCAAATATAGTTACGAAAAGCCATAGTTTAAATCCAGTCTAATTTTGCTGGGTGGTAACGTTTTACATTTTTGATATTGGTACTGTTTTCTGTTTGAGGATAAATTTGTTGAACTACGGCACCTGGGTATTCATTTTGCAATTGTTCTGTCAGTTCTCTTGATGAGGGAAGACCATTTTTCGTGGTCATTTCCATTCGGAGTAAATTTCCTTTCCATAGAACATCAGCAACAAAACTTTCACCCATTTCTTCTTGTGAAGTTGATCCACCTATAATCATTGTTCCGTTGAAGTCTCCAGCGATATTTACGCTTTCTGAGAGAAACTGTTGAAAACTTTTCATGTCAGCAATTCCAAGCTCTGAGTGATTTGTTGATTCTGCTATTTGGATCGTTAGCAGTTTTAGCAGAAGTTAGTTTCTTTTTCATTCCACTCATTCTGGCACAGAATGAAGCACGACGTTTGTTACCAACTTTCTTTGAAGGTGCTTTTAGATCTGAACCGGGGTTTTCACGCTCATATGACTTGCGACCTTTTTCATTTAGTCCACCACTTTGATTTTTTCCTTCTTTGCGTTGCCACGCCGCAACTTCTGTTTGCATCATCATATCAGTTCCTTTTTTCTTTTGAACTGCTTTTGCTTGCAATTGAATTTTTTGGCGGTTCAGCATTAGTTGGCGTCTTGCAATTTGTTGTGCTTGCTTTTCTTCAGAATCATTTTGCTCCGTTTGTTCTGCAACTCTCAATAGAGGTTGTGTTGGATCAATTGTTGATTTATGATACTGAGAGACGCGGGCATCTGGATATATTTTCTGAACCGCTGCCGTGACCTCCTGTTTTGTTGGAACGTGAAGTGTTGGGAAGAATAGTTGCATCATATAAAACTTGCCTCTAAAGACAAGCATTACATTCATTACCTGACCATTCTCGCGGGGAAGAGTAACAGCCTCAGAGACATATGAAAAATCTGTTTGTCCACTGCTATCTTCATGGGAATAACCCTCCTTTTCGCAACGGTTGTAGGTCTTACCGAAGAGTTTCTGCGTGCCTACTTTTTTATAACCTTTCCAACACTTCTTGCCTGCCTCATTGATTTCAATAGCACCAATTGATTCCAGAGCGGCAATTTGTGAGGGCGTAAACCCTTCCTTTTTGGTTTTATTGCCCCAACTGTCAGCGCCAACTTTGCGGCACTTTACAAGGGCACCAGAGGCATATGCAGAAGGCCAAACCTTGTAACGTGACTTGACCTTATGATAACATGCATCCTTTTCTTCATAGTGAAAACTTCTGTTTTTAGTTTTTGATGGGAGTTTACCACTTCTTACTTTTGTTGAAGAAGTCTCACCATATCCTTCTGGATGCTTACCAGTTTTTGTCTTACCAATTGTGTCTGACTTTGCTTTGCTTCCTTTTTCAGTATAATGTAACTTTGCTGGTTTATCTTTATCCTTTGTAATTACAGATTCTTGATCATGCTTTCTGCCAAGACGACGCATTACTTTTCCAAAACGTCTTTTTGACATTCCTTTTCCAGGACTGGTGTGATATGAAACTTCTCTTCCTGTTTCTCCACTACCATACTTATATTCACCTACACCCTTTTTATATCCAATACCATGCTTCTTAAGGTCCTTTTCCAAACCTTTTCTTTTAGTGCGATTTGTTTTTTCATCAGATCCACGATCTGCAGAAATATGACCTGTAGTTTGAGTCTTGGACTTGCTCATTGCTCTTGCAAGTCCACCTTCTTGAACAAATTCTTCTTTATTCATCTCTCCACTATCTACATAATCAGCAGCAGAATCTAGATAATCAGCTGCTTTTGTAATTTTGGATTGAACCCACGCCTCAACTTCTCCTTCACCCTTTGCCATTTTTTTCTGCAATCTTTTTGCGGCATTCATTATTGTTGAAATTTCTGATCTAGCCATTGAGTACTCGTGGTCTTTTGCTTCTGTCTTCACGTTGATTGCCTTTCCACTTCTATTTGGATTTGGATCTTGACGATTTTTGCGACGAAACGCTGCTTCTTCTTCTCCCTTATCTAAAGCACGTTTCATTTTACTAGAACCGCATTTTGGTTTGGTTGTTTGACCTGGTTGTTTTGCACAGGGTTTTCCAGCGTACTTACCACCCAGTTGAACCCATCCAGGTTTTCCATCTGAAGATTTGCTTTTAGAAAACCAATCATGTAAAGAGCTATCGCCAGATTTATTTTCTTCGTAAGCCATACCTCTTTTAGTATGCTTCAGTTCACCTTTTTGTTTTGCTAACAATTTCTTGGAAGCAGTCGCAACATTAATATCTGCTGGATTTTCGTCAGGTGTTTTCTTTGATGGTTTATCATAGATATCAACATCTCCATCGGCATCACGATCAACATACTGTACTGTTGCGTGATGTACTAATTGCTTTAGATCTAAATTAGGATCTAGCTGATGCTGCTTACCTTTTAGGTGTGGAGTTTTATGAGTAAATTTTGAATATTTAACTCCAGACATATCTTCAGAAACTGAAGCACCATTTTCTTTGCGAAGCATTCCCTCTGGATCTACCATGAATCCTTTGGGGATATCTTTGCACACTTCATCTGTGTAGCAATAGTATTTTCCAGCAGGACACTTACCGTTCTTCATCAAATAAAAAGAGACCTCTTTTTATTTATAGTCCAATGATTGTAAGTGGGTCCGATAATGAAGTTACCGATGCTACACCTGAACTTATTACTATACTATTTCTATTATAAAAATTAATGGTTTGTGCAGTTCCAACTACGCTCCCGCCACTATCAATTCCTACAGACTTATTATTCACCCAACTTTGTACTCCAACTGTACTACTTGATAGTACATATCCATCAGCGATTGGTTTTCTAAGATTTTTTTGACTGATGAGTTTAGGCATTTGCTGTCTCTAAAACAGAGAGTAGAATTTTTAGAGTGCTATTTGCACCAGCACTTGCTGTAATTGAATCACCAGTTTCAAGAACTAATTTCCCATCTAAAGGAATAAAAGCATCATTTACTGGAACTGTTCCCTGTTTGATTAATTCTGTAGAAGTTCCACTTCTAACATGAGAAACTGTAACAGTTGTATCAGACACACCAACGTTGGTTACATGAGCATAGAGAATAATACCAGTATAACCAGTGGGTGCAGTATAAATCGTTTGATTACTCGTGGTGAGTGCAACGGTTTCTGTTTGAAATCTATTGAGTGCTAATTGTGCCATTTTAACTCAGAGCTAGGATGAATGGTGTGATCTCCGAGAATAAACTTCTTGAAAATGCTCTACCACTAATTGTACCGGTATTTTGATTTATTTGCAAACCATCTCCAATTCTAAAATTGCCTGCTTGATCCGTACTAGTATATACAACTTTTCCACCATCCACAGTAACAACTTCATTTGCTTGTACTGTTACTCCACCAAGTCTTGGAGTCGCTTGTTGAATTGTATTTCCAGATCCAACATATTCGAAAGTGTGAGAACTAGCAACGATTCTACTTACTTGGTAAAAATATGCTGTTGTTCCTGCACTTACAGAATTTAGTAAATTCTCCTCAAGAGTTATAGTGGAAATTCCAGATATTGGAGTGGTCGAACTATTTATTGTATAGTAAATGGGAGACATTGATGCAACTGCCGTTGCTTGAGTTCCTGATAGTGGTGGATCTATTGTAATTGTTGGAGTGGATTCGTATTGAGTTCCACTTGAAATAATAGTAATCGAATCAATTTTATCTCCATTCAAAGTGGCAAACGCTGTTGCCGCAGTTCCACTTGGTCCTGTTGGAGCGGCAATGATTACATTTGGAGTTACTGTATATCCAGATCCAACATTTGAAAGAGTAATTGTATTGATAGATTGATATAACTTGTCAAAATAAACTACTTGACCATCGTAGGGTCTTTCTGTTCCAAGACCAGAAATAGTTATTTGATCCTGCGCTGCAGCGGTTGTAATTCCTACAGAAGCACTAACAAACTGTCTTTCTCCAACTCCCCTGGCAACAAGACCATAAGTTCCAAAACTAGAGTTACTATTTGTAAGATCAACCTGACCACCAGTATCACACGTAATCGCTTCATTGCAGCAGATAGTGAATACAGAAACTAACTGAGCAAATCCTCCATTAGTTACTGCAACTCCAACTCCTCCTTGATTATACTGTGTATAACTATCGCAAACCATTGATTTCAATGATTCTGCTTGATTTCCATCAATTCTCAATCCTGTACCAGTAGTTGTATTACTAGTGCAGTTTTGAATGTATGGACTTTCCCAACTTCCTCCGTCTTGATTATTTGCAATACCAGTGGTTGGAAAAGCAACCGCAGCTGCTGGTGCAACATGATTTGTAAAAGTCATGTTTGCAATATAACAACCTTTTCTTACATGGAAAAGATCTTGATTTGCAGTATTGGGACTTACAGTTACGGTTTTTAAGTCATCACCTACGATAGAAACAAATGCAGGAATTTCAATTGGATTACTCTCCAGATAATTTCCTGCTTTGACTCTAATTGTCGTACCAGTTGTTGCAATGCCAACGGCAGCTGCAATTGTCAAAAATGCATTATCAATAGAGGTTCCATTATTGGAGTCATTTCCATCTTTTGCAACATAAATGACGTTCGGAGCAGAGTTGATACCTGTCCCACTAATGGTAATATCGCCTAAATTGATACTATTATTATTACCATCGATAGTAACTGATGCTGTACCGATAGTAATAATTCCTGTTACGCGAGCATTGCCATTAACAATCAAAGCAGTTGTAGCTGATCCTGCATTGACAATCAAACCATCTCTAAATGTACCAATTCCAAGGGAATCTACATTTGTTACATCCTCATACGTTACTGTGCCTGCTACAGAAATATTTCCTGTAATGTACGTATCACCTTGAACATATAGTGCATAATCTTGCCTAGCAGTGGTTGCAATTCCAACATTTTTTGTTGTATGAATACCTGCAGTACCTACTGCCCATGTGCCAGCAGCTCCAACTGCTTGTCTATTATTTCTCCAAAGACCAGAGCTTGAATCATAATTTAGAACATCCTCATTCTGCAATGTAGATGTGTTTATTGCTACATTAGATAACTGATCAATGAGAGTTACTCCAATTCCTGTTGAAGGAACTGTTTTCCACTTATTTGAAGACGAGTTCCATCTAAGAACATATCCATCAGACAATCCAGTAATATCTACATCATCAAGATCTCTGATAAATCCAGCACCACCACCACCTATGGCAGCAAGTTGTGTTTGAATTCGATTTATGAATACTCTATAGTGATTAGAAAGATCATCTAACGTGGCAAATTTTTGATCTAAAGGTGTAAGTGGATCTGAATTATTTTCAGTAGGAGGTTCGCTGAGTAAGTATCCTTCTTGAAGGTCCTGTTGTTTTTCTTTTATTTCCTCAATCAGAACTTTAAGATCACTTACTTCAGAAAGTTTTTCTCTAATGTCTTTTAGTTCTTCTTCATAATATTTTGGTTTTGGAAGTGACTTTATTTTATCCTGAAGAACTTCTACTTCGCTATCAAGTTTATTTCCGAAAGACTCAGTTGTTTCTAAAAATTTCTGTTCTAACTTTGAGACAATTTCTAGGGTTGTGCTTTTGAATGAATCTAAATTGTCTTCCGTTACAATTTCAAATTCTTTTTGATTATCTTTTAGTTTCTTTTGAAGATTCCAAATTACTTGAGATTGTTCTTTTAGTTGATCAAATATTTCTTTTTTTACAGTAGAAACTCTTTCATGAATTGTTTTGAAATCTGTTTTTATTTCGAAACTTTCTACATCATTTTGTTCAATGAGTTTATTGAGTTCTGTTTGAACCTGTTCAGATACTGTTTCTACAGAATCTCTTATAATTCTAAAATTTTCATCAATAACATTGAAGGTTTTACCAATCCACGAAAAGTCGGGTACTTCATTTACATTTTGAATCCACTGAGGAAGTTCTGGAATTGAACTTTTTACATTCTCAATAGATTCCTTTATTAATTCTAATTCATCTTCATAATATCGTATTTCAGGAACTACAGGAATACTTTCCTTTACATTATCGATGATATCGCATATTGCTTCAAGTTCCTTATCGTAATTCTTAATTTCTGGTATTTCTGGGATGCTCTCACGAACATCATTAATCATACGTACCAGTTCGACCCAAGGTTCTGGTTTTACTAGATCTTCAACTTCTATAAAAGTGTTTCCTTCTGCATCTTCTATAGTTTGAATATCTTGTTCTTCCTCAATAAATTCTTCTACAGAAGGAAGAATTTCTGGTTGCCCAAGTATTTCCTCAATAGAAGGTAAATCTTTATTTTCAGAATAATTATGTTCCTCGGGCATTTTTAGTCACAGTTTTATCTATTTATTTTGAGACTTTTGCATATCTTTTAGCATCTTAGTCAAATCCGCAGTTGAACCAACAAATAATGCATTAGTGACGTTTGTTGGACCCTTTTGAATATCTTCTTCAATGTCCTTCAATTTTTTCTGAAGATCCATTAGTTTATCCGTGGCATCAGAGACACTTTTTATAAGTTGACCAGCAACTTCATACGCTCTTGGCATATCACTTTCTTGGGCAAGTTCAAGAATGCCGTTGATTGCCTCTTGACCTTTCTCTATGATACTATAAAGATTTCCTCTCGTGTACTCGTAATCTTTTCTAACGTCACTTTTTTCTGTAGTCGTAATTGATTTAATATCAACCTCTTTTGCCGATTCTACAATTTCCCCAGCAACATCGAAAGTTTTGTTTAGGTCATCATACTTCATACATCAGTACCTTCAGATGGGCTATATTCCTTGAAGTCTTGGAAGAACGATACGGTTTCATTGAAACCAAAATCATCTCCAATCTCAATCAATGCATCATCAGCAGCATTGAGAATATTTACTCCAGATCCTCCAACGTGAGAGGATGCTATAGTTCCATCTTGACCTCTTCTGACTATGAGACTATTTCCATTGATAGATTCAATGTAAAGTTCTTCGTCATTAATTGTAATGTAAGTAGACGCAGATAAAGCGGATGAATCTGCAACAGAAACAATGTTGTCTTCGGAATCAATGTCCTGCGACAAGTATGTAGTCGCATCTCCAGTGTAGTTTTGTGTTGCTCTTGGAGTTACTGAGTAACGAAGTTCTCTGCGTGGATTCTTTGTGTCCATACCAGACATATAATCCAAAGTAGCTCTTTTGATAATACCAGCAGTCTGATCTGGAACAGGACCAAACAAAAATGTTTTTGCAGTAAATGATAATGTATAAATTAGTGCTCTTCTGGTTGAATAATCACCTTCATAATCGTCAGTAAAATTTACACTATCCAATATAATAGGAACATCTCTCTTTTCGTTTATATCTCCTGCAAGAGTGATTGTTATATTATATGAAGGTTGAAAATATGGTAAAATTTGTTCTACAATTTGTAATGCGTCGTCATTAAGTTTTACCATAATATTCAATTCAAATTCCATATTATATGGAACCGGCATATACATCTTTTTTATAGATGTAGAGTCGCTAGTTTTCTTTGTGAGAAATGTTTGAGTTTGTGTTACTTTTCTTGTTGGATCATAGTTTAATCCAGTGAACTCAAATGACATTCTAGGAAGTGTAATTTGAGTTGGTTTGTTCAGATTTGGATTTTGTTCCACTCTCGCAAGAAACTTTTGTGTTGGTCCATATGCTAAAGGAACCTTCATTACACTAACTGAGGAACCATTATCATCAAAGTGCTTAACAGTTATATTATTAAATAATGTTCCAAATCCTATGACAGTTCTCCTCAGAACCTCATTGTAAAAGTATCCAAACATTACACTTTCCGCGTTAATAATAACTATTTAACAATTTTACACCTCTCCAAATGGATTTTTCTGAGAAAAGTCCAAAATAGCATCTGCCTCAGACTGAATGACATCATTTTCGGCATATGTGTCGAGAAGATCATCCGTGTTAGATCGTTGTAAAGTATAAACCGCTCCAGACTCTGAACCAGTAATTGTTTCTCCTGAGGTGAATGTTCCATTCGCTATTGAAACTTTTAGAGTTCTATCAGAAGCATTCCAAGATTTTACTCTGCCTTGAGTACCAGAAATAGATCCAGTAATAATTTCATTGTATTCATAGTCACCAGATCCGATCAAAGATGGATTTGAAATCGTTATTATTGGAGACACTGTGTAACCGTATCCTGCATTTGAAATTCTAATTGCAGTAATTGATCCTCCAGAAGAAACAATAGCTTCTCCTATCGCTGTGACTCCAATTCCAGGTGAACTAAATGTCACTGTGGGTGACGTTGAATAACCAGATCCACTGTTTGTTACAGTGATTATTCCAACTCCACCAGTTGTTGCAATTCCTACCGTGGCAGCTGCCCCAACACCACCACCACTTACAAAAACAATAGAGGGTGGAATCGTATATCCATAACCTGGATTTGTAATCAAAACTTGTTTTATAGAAGATTGCGTTGCAAAACCAACTTTAGATGTTGTTATTGCAACAGCAGTTGCTGTTAATGAACCTGCTGGAGCAGAAGATATCGCAACAGTTGGAGTGGATGAATATCCAGAACCATCATTCAATAATTTAATAAATTGCAAACCACCATTTACAAATGTTGCTGTTGCTGTTGCTGTTACTCCAACGCCGAGTAATGTAAGAGTTTCGGTATATCCAGCATCTTGCATACTATCAT